TTGGGTTCACGGCTATGCATACGACAGTGACAGGTTCCTGGCAGGGCCCCATTACGACAGGGTGTACCCTTACCCGTCACACCTTGACACGGGGATTTCTTGGTCTGCTTGAGGGCAGCGACTTCTTGACGAAGGAGGGCGACTTCGGCGAGGAGTTGGTCCATTTTGTTGCTGGTTTTTGGAAGGGAAAGGGAAGTGAGTTTTTTCAAAAACGACTGGAAGGAGTTTTTGTTAAAAAAACGAACGGGGGAGGGGGACTTAGGTTTATTTTGTGAAGTAAATATAAATGCAAAGACCTGTCAGTACAGTTTTAATTGAAGCGATTGTTATCGGTATCATGAATGCTGCACTTTATCAACTCCTCAAAGTTACCAAGATTGTTCTTCCAACCCACATTCTTCTCATGATTTGCGGCGCCCTTATCCATATCATCTTTGAATACACCGGAGGTAATGAGTGGTGGTGCCGTCAAACTTATAAATGTCCATAGTAGATGAAGAATGTATTAAAAGCTCTCGGAATTGGGTCACTTTTTACAGGCGGGTTAGTATTTGGTTTTAATATAGGAATGATATCAGCATATTTAGAAGACGCGGATTCAAGTGAAAGTAAGATACCTCCATTTCCAGTTTAAATGTTGATACTAAATATATGGCGTCAGTTATAATAACACTTTGTTTGTGTAGCTCCTTTTCCGCATCCCTGGGTTTTGGAGCGTTTAGTCGTGGTGTAATTCCAGGTACAGAACCACACTACTTGAAAGTTATACAAGCGGATAGAGCTAAAGAAGCCTTTGATCCTGTAAATTCGATTATCCCAGAAATCAAAGATAAATTTCTCGAACCCGATGGAGCACGTATGAAAATAAAAAAAGATGTTAAGATTGAGGATATAAAATCGTTTGTAGAAGAGAAAGTTGGTAAAGAAAGGTGTGAATTTATGCTAAAAGAATTAAAGGAAGTTAATGAATTGATAAACATCGAAAGTAAGAATCCACCAAGTACTGTATTCACTTTATCAGGTAACAAAGAAAAATCTGGTATTCTCTATGAATACATGAACGTAACAGAAAAAGATTTTGAGATAGGTGCCGATTTTTGCGGATTGATTAAATCTTAAATTACAAAATTATTCGTACGATGGCGGTCGTCCATAGACTGCTTCATATATGTCACGATGTCTAGCTTTCTGCTCTTCTCTGTAGGCAGATATTTCAACAATTTCATCTTGAATATCAAGTATAACACCTTGTGTGATGAGGTTGCTTCTATCAAGGTAACTCTTGTAAAAGTTTCGCTCATTGGTTACACTGTGACCCTTTGCGCGAAGTTCCTCAAGTGTGTATTCTCTCAACCTAATGCCAAGTTGTTGAGCCCTTTCCCTCACCGCATCTTTTCTCACAGCTGCGGTGACTCGCTTTTTTATTTTGAGGTATTTAAGACGACTTTCTCTCTGTCTGATCTGTCTAGTGGCTTGCCCAATTGCGTGTGCGTATTGAAATACTTGTTCTCTCATGTGATCTCGTGCTCTCAATTCATTATCATTTTGTTCTTCAGTTTCACTATCAGAAAACAGTACTGGCTGAAACGGAGCGCGAGTCTGAACTCTAGGCAAAGCTGCCTCTGGTGAAGTCGGTCTTGGAACAACTTTGTAGATATCTTTCATCTTGTTACACATCTCCAAGTAGTCCCCTTCTGGGAGGGTCTTGGAGTTGAGATCGATAAGGGACATAAGCTGAGTGAGGGCTTCCATGACTAAAGATTGAAATTACATGAATCTAGGTCTAACTTAGGGGATTTTCAGACACAAACTCTTCAACACACAATCTACTTTCAAATAATCTTTCAAGGTATGGTCTTATAGTTATATTTATATTAGTAGGAACTTTGTAATCAAATGGTTCTGGATGAATTGATGTGTGTTCCGGATTATTTACAACTTTATACTCAGAATCATCAATGAGTAAAGTGTTGAATTCATCGGACCACGGGAACATTTCCCAAACATATCCAAGATCTTTTAAAAATCTAGGTTTCTTACCAATCATACCATCATGAGTACATTGATTCTGTGTAAATATGAATTTCAATTCTTCCATCATCCTCTCACCCCAAACGTGTCGCACAATTTCAATTGTGTTATGGGGCATTGTCGAAGACCACACAGCTACATCAAAACGATAATGCACCCATCCAAGAAACTTCTTAGTTCCGGGGCGTGTGTAATATTTACAGTTACCCAAAACAAAATCAGGCTTTTTGTGAGAAGCGCCACGTTCTCTACTCACAAAAATACCATTCAAATCGAATATAAGGAGGGGTCTCATTTTTCTTCTTACTATTTTTAATAATTACAAGTAGCTTAGGTTACATGTTTTCTAATTCATCTATGAGAGCATCAATTCTTTCTATTCGCCTCTCAATTAAGCGACGGGTATTGAACCTGAACTCGTTTTCTATAAACATATAGGACTTGTACATTTGCTTTAAAGATTGATCAAATGACATATTTGTGTCACCTAAAATAAATCCATATTCATCATGATAAACTTTTAGATTTTCCGCGGTATATTCTTCAAGTAAAACATTGTGTAAATTACAGTAATGTGTTATAGCATCTCTTTTTACATTTTTTGTCATTCTCTTCAGAGGTCTGTACCTATCTCGCTCGGACAACAAATATTCCATTTGCATCTGTAAATAGTGTCTGTCTAACACAAGTGCTGTGTCATAATAGTAATCTTCGAAATAAACCGCGGCGTCACCATCAACAACAATGTGTGGATTTATGATAGGATTATCATAATTGAAAAGAGTTCGGTAACCTCCTTTTACTTTGTACAACTTTTTCATACGATTACATAGTTCTAGGTAGTCCCCCTCCGGTAATGATGGAGAGTTCTTATCTATTATTTGCATAACAGCGCGGAGGTCTTCCATTCTTACATGATTAAGGGTACAAGTTTTCTAAGTAACTTTCGTCTAAGCATTCGAGTTCGAAAAGGATATTATCTCTTGCTTCATTTAAGATGACAAGTTGAGTTTTCAAATAGTCTCGAAGATTCCAAGTCATATCAGTTTCTTCGTCAATAGCTTGATATCTTGGTGAAACTGTATTACCACGATCTACAAAACCATAGTACTTAGTGACTGCTTCAAGATCCTCATTTACTTGTTTGAGTTCTTGAAGAAGCCATTGGATGTCGTCTCGGATTGGGTCTCCAGTCATTGTTTTGTTTTATTTTTACAAGGGTCTAGGTGCTACTTAGGTTTCATATAATCATCCCACTTTTGGATTCTTTCTCGCATCTTTCTTATAATTTCTTCTTCCTCTTCGGTTCTCAACCGCAGCAGAGCTTCAAGGTGTTCTATCTTGTATCTGATCGCGTCACGTTCCTTGTCAATATCCCAAGCTTCTTCTTCGGGCTTGTCTGCTCTCCAGTTTTTGTTTTCATTGATGCGTCGTTTGTCATCTGGATCCCACGAACGATCATTCTTTTTTGAACGGGTGACAACTCTTCTCGGTCGTGGTGTGATTGGAGCAAGTTTAGCTAACATACTACTATATACATTCAATTCTTTATGCTTACAACAAAAACTGGTCTTTCGGTTCTTATGATACATAACGCGGTACGCAATACATTCTTGACAAAATTACTCTTAACCAAAATTTGACTGTGATGAATAAACTTTCTTGAATTTTCACGATGTTTATTGAGAACAGATTTCATTCGCATAGCCCTTCTCAAGGATACATTGGAACATTGAGTCGTGTCAAAAACAAGTATGGCTTTCTTTTTATGTTGCCAAATTTGGGTGAAATATCTATCCATATCTTCTGGTGTTGTTTCATCAGTTATTCCGATATGAAGTTTTATCATCCTTCTATAATCTACAAATCTTTTGTTTAAGCGTACTTCATGCTCATATCATGAATAAAATTTACGAGAGCGTCGTCCGACTTGTACAGTAAATCTTCATACTTACAAGCCTTTTGCTTTTGTTCATCACCCATCTTTATGTGATGGTCCATCTTCTTTAGGGAAGTTCTGACTCTTCTCTGGAGTATCCAAAACTTTATACTTTCTTTCCATGTGAGTTTTTCTTGTATGTACTTTGGTAAAGTCATCTTATTATACAACTAGATTCTATTGTCTAAGCTCTAACACCTCTTTTATGCACATCCATCAAGAGGTTACACAATTCTAAGTACTTGCCTTCTGGGATTTCACACTCCTCGATCAACGCCAAAGCCTTGTGAAGGTTGGTGACCTTTTCAACGACCGGAGCTGGTTGAGCCTGTTCCATGCGTCTCCCACGCTCAACCATGGCTTCATTGTAAATACGACCACGTTCCAACGTCGCATCTCTTTCCGCCAGTCTTCTGTTTCTTTCAATTCTCTCGCGCTCTCGTTCAACGATTCCCGCAGCTAAATTAGCAGTTCCATTTCGACGGGTGCGGCGTACTTCTTCCTGAACATATCTAATCATGTCTCTTCGAGCTTGGGTGTTCTTACCTCGCATGGTTCGCATTTGGCTCACCATTTCATCTGGATACCCAGTGATAAATCTATCCAAGTATTGCAACATATCAAGTCTATTGTCTTTGATAGTAGCTAATTTCATGAGGTTTCCAGCACGTCTCAACATACGGGGTTCTCTATTCCACATTTCAATAACATACTTGAGCGTATTCATATTACCGGTAGCGATAGCATCATCAAAATCACTCGGAGACCAGTCTCGGGTTCTGTGTCGGAAAGTGTTGTAAATCAACTCAATCTTTTGAACATGTTCAGACTTGATGGTTTTTTCAAAAAGCCTGTCCAAGTCCTCAACATTAGCAAAAGCATCGTTGAAATAAGACGTGAAATACATGACCACCTGTCTCAACCACAGGATGTCATCATGCTTGATGGCAGCGTAGCCCAAATGACGAACGACATTCATCTTTGTCTCATAGTCCGGAGTTTCGGCACGGAAAAAGGAATAGAATTCATCCTTCCAATCATTGTCTGCACAGGAATGAATTTCATCCACAAAGGATCTGGGGCAACCAGCTCTTTTGAGGAAGTTGTAGATATCTCGCTGTTTGTGGCGAGCAGCGGTTTCCAAAGCAGTCTTGGATTTCTTGTAGTTGAAGGTCTCGAGACACTCGAGGTGTCCCTTCTTGATGGCAGATAAGCAGTTTTTGCAGGTAGAGCAGCGCATTTTGAAGTGACTTTTATGTGTCTTTAAGCCCACTTAGGTGTACTTTTCTTCCATCTTCTTTTTATATTCATCATATTCATCAGCTTTCTTGAAGGCTTTGGATTCAGCTTTGAAACCAGCATCAATGAGCTTCTTGTCCTTCTTCTTTTGAGCAGTGGTTGGGTTTTCCATTTTATCAATCTTGCGACCATAATCAACAGATTCGGCTTGAGCCTTGACCATGTCTTCGCCTGTCTTGATCCAATCTTCAATGAGTTTTTCGTATTTTGTGGTTTCGCGTTTGTTCATCTTGGAAGTGATTTTCTTTGGAAGGAGTTTTGGACCTTTCATATCTACAATAATCTTACATTTTTTTTGAAACAACTTGTATAAAGGGTTGTGCATATTATCAAATATAATGTCTTCTTTCATATACGCATTTGAAAATGAGAAGGAAGGACTTAAAATAGGTAAAGGTGATAGGCCGCACAAAAGAAAGGCGTCCGCCAAAACATGGTCACGAACAGCATGGACTTGTGTTATGATCCTGGAAGTTCCAAATGATAAAATAAAATTTATAGATGATAAGATAAAAGAACTACTAGAAGACTACAACGTCAAGGAAGGTGGTGGTACAGAATTCTTTAACTTGGATACAAAAGAATTGCAGATGTTCAAAACTATGTTGTTAAAATTTTACCCCTATTGCAAGGAACGAACTGACTTTGACCCAGAAACTGCAAAAATGCACACCAATATCAAACTAATGAAAATGGATAAGCAAAATAGCAAGGAAATTTACAAAAATATACTTGGAGAAGATAACGAAATCTATAAATATATAGACGAAAACTGGAATTCGGCTACACTTGGAAGATATGCAATAGCATTTAACGAAGCAGCTGAAAATGGGTCTATCGCTTTTCAAAAGAATTTAAAACTTGAACCGTCACATGGACGAGGTGATATTTTAAAAACAAATAAATTAAATCTAAATGACAGAGATAATGTAATCATGTGGATAAAAGAAATAGAGCATCTACAAAGATCTACGAAAAATAAATATTCTACACATAAAGGCACTCACATATCAAACCCAACACTTGGAAATGGAAATTTATCTGCGCTATTAAAGTCTCATATATTACAATATTACCAAACAATCTAAGCTCTAACACCTCTACGATGCACGTCCATGAGGAGACTACACAATTCCAAGTATTTGCCTTCTGGAAGGTCACACTCTTCGATGACAGCCAACGCCTTTTGGAGGTTGGTGTTTTGTTCCTGTGTCGGGGCGACATTCACTCGTTCTCCCAAACCGTGATCCAACGCCCAATTCTTGAGGTTCATTCGTCTCCACGTTCTTGTACCACGCCCAGTCTCACAATCATCTAAAAAGGTAGCTGGCCATTCCGGGCATTCCGTGTGAATGAGGTCCAATTCGTCAAGTTTGTTGTACTTAATGCAATAAGTCTTCCAACCAGGTGTAGCATTTTCTCTACCACCCATAAACCAGAATTTTCTAAACAATTCAGATGTATCCGACACGTGAGAGTTTGTGTAGTTAAGAATCATCGATGCAGTCGCATCCCAATCATAAATCGCCCCTTTCGCTTGGGTAGAGCTAAACACATAATCAAAAGTTGTCAAATGCATAGTGAATCGGTCGTAGTACCGAAATGAATTGCACAATACCTTTTCCATAAGTCTTCTACCGTTGTCTCTCCAAGCAGCTGGCCAGGGATTATGGACACACTCGTTAAATGTTCGCTCGACCCACATAATCATACCAATTTGTCTGCTAAACATGGCACATTCCATAAAATCAACCATGTCCTTGTAAGTGGCGGCCTCGGTTGTTCTCGGCTTCAAGTAAGGGTAGATGATACCACACAGGTCCTGATTGCCAGACTTGATGGCGAGTTTGAAAAGTGCAATCTTCCTCGGATTGGAACATTTCCCCAAACAGTTGGTGACGAGGTAGTTCCAATTTGAGTTTCTGTGTTCAATAGTAAGAGTCGCAAGTTCATAGGTAGATGGAAAGTAATTCCAAATTTCGGACGGAATTTTGGGATGAACGGTTCCATGATATAATGTTCTTTCTTGCAAAACATGATTGAACATGTCAAATCTGTCTTTCTTGGCACATTGAATAATAGTTTTCTTGTCCCAACCACGACCGGAAGCAGTGTAGCGCTTGAAGCACTGCAGACAGCCTCGGTCAATGGCGTCGTTAATATCGTGGCAAAGGTGGTAGAGCATTTTTGAAGTGATTATTACAATATCTACTGGCCACTTAGGTTACTTAAAGTATATTCCCATTAATTAATTAATGTTCTTAGAAAAATTTCAAATTTACGGTGAAAGGTGTAGTGGAACAAGCATTCTTGAACATAGCCTAATTAAAAATTTTGAGGTAGTAAATATTTTCAATGAAATAAAAGATATTACAAGTATAAAGTTTAAAAAATACGGACATAAACATTGGTTTGGTAATCACTTAGACCTGTCGGATACAGATGACACTCTTTTTATATGTATTGTTAGAGATCCCATAATGTGGTTAAATTCGTTCTATAGATCACCACACTTTTTAAATAAAAACATGGTAAAATCTCCACATACATTTTTACATAGCGAATTTAAATCTAGATGCTATAAATATTCAGAAAAAATCACTATAGATGAATGGCGAATTCATGAAACTAATATATACACAAGTAAACCTTATAAAAATATATTTGAACTTAGACACGAAAAAATAAGGTGGATGTATGAAGATCTTCCGAAACTTGTTAAGAATTATATATTTATTCGATACGAAGACCTAATGAATGATTTTCAGGGTACTATGAAAAAAATACACAATAAAGGTCTAAAAAAGAAAAATGACAACAGAAAAGATATAGACGAAATGAAAAAATGGATGAAACGAGATGGTTATGAAAATGTTGAAGAGAGTACATTTGAATTCATCCAAATAGATCCAAAAGAGAAAATTAGACCATGGTTTACAAATAAATTCGAAGACTTTTTAAAACTAGATATAAAAGATTACCCAAAAGAATATATACATTATGAAAAATTACTTGGTTATTACAAAGATTAAGCTAATACATAAGATGGGTATTTTACCATTGGTGCATATGCTCCTTGAGCAAATAAGAGTGCGGTAGTTCCACCAACTACAACAAGAGTAAGTAACCAACCAGCAATTGTTTTACTGAGAAGTTTCCAATTGACACCACCAACACCTTCAAAGAGGGCAACACCAACGGTTGCTCCGACTTGGCAGTGTGTTGTAGAGAGTGGCCAACCGAGACGAGAACCAAGAATAATGACGGCAGCCGCGCCAAGTTCAATGCAGATGCCACGACTCGGTGTAAGCTTTGCCATTTTAGTGCCAAGAGCATAGAGAATCTTGTAACCATAGGTGGCAAGACCGAGAACAATACCAGCAGCACCAAGTGAAAGAATCCAATAGGCGTCATCACCCATTTCGGCATTCTTCTTTACTTCACCAGCCTTGTAAATCGCGTAAATAGCGGCAAAAGGACCAATTGAATTGGCGACATCGTTTGCTCCGTGTGCGAATGAATCACAACAAGCTGTCAAGATTTGGAGATATCTCATAGAATATTCCGTCTTTGGATCAAACTTTTCAGCGTTTTCGTGAATAGATCGAACTTGACCGTCTTCAATATGTTCTCCTTGAGGTAATTCACCTTCATTTTTGAAAATAATTGGGTTAATGAAAAAATATGAAAAAATTCCAGTTCCACCCCCAATACCAAAACTTATAGCACAAGCCTTCCACAATGGCATGTCATCAAGTTTCAAGAATTTGGCACCCTTATACACAATGAAAAAGGTGTTGATAATGAATGTACATGCCACAATAACTGGGAAGGCGTACTGAACGCGCTTATAAGATTCTTGTGAGCGGAGAATGAATGTACGAAGAGTAAAAAATAGAGATGCCGCAAAAGCACCAGAAATAATTGGAGAGAGAAGCCAAGAGACGATGATGGCAACAACCCCCTTTACATATGGAAACTGTTGAGACTTTGCGATCCATGTAACACAACTTGAACCACGAGCAACCATTGTCATACCAATCATTCCACCAACACATGAGTGGGTGGTAGAAACAGGCATTTCAAGATAAGATGCGAGAATTAGCCACATAGCGACAGAAAGAATCACACAAAGACAGCCATACATAAGAAGACCTGGGTCATCCACAAAACATTCTTGATCACTTATACCCTTTCGGATTGTCTTTACGACATGACTTCCCATGAAAAGAGCACCAGAGAATTCACAAACAGCGGCGAGGGGAATTGCGTGCTTTATTTTTAGAGCACCAGATCCAACTGATGTTGCGAAAGCATTGGCAACATCATTTGCACCAATTCCATAGGCGGCACAAAAAGCGAAGATGCCCCCGAGGGCGACGATCCATTCAAATTGGTCTAACATTTTGTTATTTTTATTAAAACTCTATTCCTTATTTAACTTAGGCATCCAAAAAACCAAAGGCTTGCATGAAGAACTTCTTGTCTGCGGTGCTATCAAAATAGACCCGGAAACCCTTGCCGTAGTATGGCTTTGGCTCATCAAGCTCCTCGGAATCGGATTCTGGTTCAGTTTCTGATTCGTAGTCCGTTCCATCTTCGGAGTCGGAAACTACAGATTCGGAATCAAGATCGGTATCAGTTTCTGTATCAGACTCGGAGTCTCGCGCTGGATCGTAATCAAAGTCGAGTTCAGACTCATAATCAGAATCGGAGTCGTAGTAGTACTCGGTGGTGACAATCTTACGTGGGCGAACGGCCATCTTTTTTACTTCTTCCAAGGGTTAAGTCCTTATTTAACTTTCCGTGGAAAAGCTCTTTAATCATATTTCTTAAGAAAGTTCCGAGACCATCGGTCAGAACTGAAAATGTGAGATGTTGTCTCATTTGAATATAGAAACATTTGACGAGTCTCCATTTCATCTTAACATTACATATCAGAAAAATTCTAGTCTATTGTGGAGAGTTGGGAAGGTTTTCTTTTTCCACTCCTTTTCAATGTGATCAAACATTATGTGACGACACTTAGAATAACGCAATCTCTGAGCAATTGGGTATGATTCACATTCTTGTCTTTCTGGTAATCGAGACCAATTGTCAAAGTTTTCACTGTACCAAATTTCTTTGTCAATATTTTCAAATTCTTTTTGAAGAGAATCTACCAACTCTTGGTGAATGTCTTTTCCGATTGTTTCATACTCAGTGAAGAGATTATTGATTGTCGTATTGTCTTGAACCGCATCGATTCCACGAAGCTGGTCTTCAACTCTGTGAGTAAGGGATAAAAGACGCTTGACATGAGTGTCATATTGAGTATCACCAAATTGAACAAAGTTATCTTTTCGTTTCTTCTTGAACTGTGAGAGGACATCTTGACACTTCAATAGAAATTTTTGGAGTTTTTGGCGTTCCATATTTTTATTGTAATTATTAAAACTTTATGTGTAACTTAGGCTATATTTCCTTGGCATGTGTAAAACGACAATTTCATTCGCTTCATTGACAGCAATAATTTCTTCATACTCCAAATATTGTCGAGTTATTGGATCGGGTGTAGGTTTTCGAATAGGTTCTGGGGCAAGCAACTCCCAGAAACTCTTGAGTATGTTATACGACATTTTTGTGGTGTGGGTGGAGTTTTTAACTCTATATCTTTGTAAAGAAGATTTTCCCAGATCAGTCTTTGAACGTCTGGACACAGTGGTTCAGTGGCTCTACAGAAAGCAATCCTGAATTCGTCTGTGACGAGTGGAATGTAGTTCATTTATTCGGGTGAAGATTCACGAGAACCAACCCTGCTTAGGCGATCATTCTCGCGTTTGATCTTTTCAACTTCCAAATCAATGTCCAAGTAAAGTCGCATTGGAGCGTCATATACAGCCATCTTTACCCAATTGAAAAAGTTTTCAATATAAAAAGATGACATTGAAATCGTATTTCTATAAATTGCTTTGATATACATTTAAATTATCTTATATTTTCTTTTTTAATACCTATACTTGGTCTTCCATCATATTTGTATTCCTCCGCATAAGGTCCATTGGCATCTACGTAGTGTAAAAATACCTGAACATGAAATGAATCTTCTCCAACATCAAGTTTTTTTCTTTCATGCTCGTGATCACATCCCCGATATAGAACGGCATCTCCAGATTCGATAACTATAGATTTATTATTCATAATTAACGGCCATTTGTAATCTTCGTCAACGTCGGAGTAATGATAATCAAGAGTTAAAGTCATCGATATTTCACAAGATGGGCGATCCTTATGAGGGTGAAGAATATCACCTGGTTTATAAATTCTATAGTATGAATATGTTGGAATAAGTTTCAGCTCACTGTGTTTTTCAGCAACAGGTGTTAAATATAATAAAAACGTTTCCATCAAAGAATCGCTATAAACCGAATGTGTACCAGGAATTTGGGCACTTTCACCTTCCAAATGTTTACCGTGAACATCATTCATTTGTTCAAATAAGGCGTACTGTGTGGCCAGTTTACAAAACTCATTTGATAAAACATTCTTAATGAGTACATATCCATCTTCCTTGAAAGACATTTTGTATATACTCTGTTTTATTTTTTATATTGCTATACTTCAGAATGTCACTTGACGACATACCCAAGCGGGTTCAGTATGTTATAATTGACTCAAACTTTGTAGATGGTACAAACAATACATTTTCGCTTGATCTTCGTCTAGAATCGAATACACACGTTGAAGATATGAGTCGTGTTCTCGGTATCAAGATGGTGGACTTTTATGTAACTCAGGTAGGTGGGAGTGATGACACAGACACAAACATAGCAAAATTTGTAGATATTGTGTGTCCAGATATACCCAAGGTTGCTCAGATACTAGACGAAAGACATGGTCAGGTGTTTGCGAGAGTGCCATTGGAGCGTCATTTTTCGGGGAGTACCGCGGGTCTTGTACGAGACAAACAGGCAAAGATATTCAATAGGAAACAAAACTACTTCAATCCAATTTCAATCAAGAAGTTGAACTTCAAAATATACGAACAACAAGATGACAACGACTATTTACTACTTCATCCAGATTCAAAGTGGTACATGATACTTGAAATTACAACAGTAAATGTAAAAGAAAAACCTAAAGATCGTGAGCTACAAATACTACTAGCGCTACAGCAGCTGCTCAAAAAGATAGATACACTTAATCAAAATGTAGAGAAATTACCAGACAGACCACCCGAGGAACCAAAGAAGAAATATTCATTTGGAACACTTGTGGGAATATTAATTCTCATTTTCGGAACCTTTCTTTGGTGGGTGAATCGTGGAACTTCTTCGGGTCCCGCGGCCATGACACAATTTTAGTGAATAATATCTTTTCATAGGGAGATTTTTTGAGATATTTCTTACCTTTGATGTTTGGATTTATAAGTCTGAGTGGCCTAGAGAAGTCGATATGCTTCATTTATTGATATAAAAAAGAAATCTCTATATCAGTAAATGATTGAAGATATTTTAAAAAAGTTACATGATATTTCTGAAGTTCCATCTTATAAAAAATTGGAAACAGCACTTCCTTATGATTTGTGTAATGAAAGGGACATAACCGAAATAGAATTTAGATGTGCTAAATTACTTGTCGAAAAGGACCCAATTAATAACAAGAAACACTGGGAATCACTTAAGCAGAGGTGGAGGGACCGGTGGTGCTAGCCTTCTTGGTGGTAGTCTTCTTCTTGGTCGCAGTGGTGGTAGTGGTCTTCTTGACTGGGGTAGCCTCAGCTTCTCCCTTAACACACTTACACTTGCATTCGCCAGCTGGACCCACTGGACCGACTGGGCCTGCTGGACCTGCTGGGCCTGCTGGACCTTCAACACCTTCACCACCGACACCAGCGTCAACAATCTTCAAAAGGAGATCGTAAAGACGACCCTTGTCAAGTCGGGTACGTCTCATTTCGTCTTGAATTTCTTTGCGAATAGATTCCATTGTAATATATATAAAAGAAATATTATCTTTAAACTAAAATGATCATAGTCGGACCACAACTCAATAGTGGAATTGGGCAACACGCATATAAATATACCAAAGTATTTGATAATGCGTCATATCATTTTATAGGGAGTGAAGTTCCTGTAGGTGAAAATGGTCTTCTGTTTCTTCTACCAATCCACTCCCATATAGAATATCTAAAGTACGTTAGAACACGAGTTAAGAATTTGGCGATTATGACGGTCTGTGAAACTGAAACAGTTCATGAAGATTATGGATTAATTATGAAAGAATCCAAAAGAGTTGCGGTACCAAGTGAATTTTGTAAACGCGTTTTGTCTAGACAGTTTCCAGATAATGAGTTCTATATAATCCATGCTCATATTCCGCCACCAACAAAGCCATATACATTTTATCACATTGGTAATGTAATTGATGATAGGAAGAACTTTCGGGCTATTATGGAAGCGTTTATAAGATTAAATAAACCTGATACAAAGCTAGTTGTAAAAGCTACATGCAACAAAGAAATTCAGATCAACTTACCAAATATTGAAGTGATAAATGGTTTGATTTCAGATGATGAGATGGACAAACTTCATGATCGTTGTGACTGTTATGTAAGTTTTTCTAAATCCGAGGGTGTTGGTATGGGTCCAGTTGAAGCAGCGTTAAGAGACAAACCAGTAATTATCACGAATTACGGAGGTTCTCCAGAATACGTAAAGACACCATATACAATAGATTGTGAACTTCAAGAGTTGGAGAGGGATGATTTTCTCTTCAAGAAAGGAATGACTTGGGGTAAGCCAAATCCAAGTCAACTCTTGGAATTCATGACAGATGCGTACAACAAGAAACTACGCTATATGAATCATGAACATACAAAGAAACTAGTTGGTAAAGAGAACATCTTACAAGAGTTCGTCTTGAATGTAATTGGTACCAAGAACAATGAGACCAATTAGGATGGTACCACTCATAAGAGAATCCTTTTGAGCGATAATAGTCATAACGAGATCGTCAATAGCTTTGATACCAGTTGGCTTCTTTATTATACGAGGAATGAGAATACTTATGGCAATGTAGAGTGCCATCGCTATTATGACGGGTCTGAGGTTATCCTGATCCAAGAACATTGTTTACATTAACTACTTATTTTAATTCCGTCTAACTTGCTAAGTAAATCGCTCACATCTGTTTTGCTCCCAAGACTTGTGGAAGCAACGCGGTGTTTGCGACAATAGTCACCACACACAGCCTTAAATCTACATTGTTTGCCACTCATGGTAGTTGCGCAACATATCTTGTGATTTGTTCGTTGTTCAATAACCGTTTCTTTTGGTGGTCCATCAAGGACAACAATTGCCTTATTCTTTTTGGTATTGTCATGTTTGATGTATGCCATTTTACACTTCCATGTCGCATCCGCTAGTCGGTAACACTTTTCATTTGGCTCTCTGAGGCGATACATCTTCGTCGCATCAGAGAGGCAGGCTTTCCACATAGAATCACGAATGACTTCCATTTTTAAATCTGAATATTTTATGTTTCGTAGCCAACTTAGGTTATCAAGCATACACAACACTTGATGTTATGATCATAAGTGTAACTATTGTAATTCCCATAATCTGTCCTTCATTGGGATAAAAACATTCAACTTCTTCGTACCTTTCTTCAATTTGTATGATATGTTCTCGTTCTGGGCGATCTTCATTTACGCCTAAAACTATAGTTTTATTTGGGTGTAAAACGATGACATACTCATCCATGAAGTTTTATACCTTTTTAATTTTAAGCAGCTTCTCCACCGATTTGGGCTAAATAAATATCAACTTCACCAACAAAGTCTGGACACTTTTCAGAAGTTCTACGAGTTACCATGTCTTGAACATTTGTTACATGCTCCTTGAACTTTTTAACATCAATACCAGTTGCGTTGTGGATTTGTGACTCAGAAGCGATGTCCTTGAGCGCGTAAAAGTAAGCAGCCGCATAGTTCGCGTGGAGTATAGCTATGACTGGCGAAGCATCTTGTTGAGCGGCGACTGCGTATCGGGCTGACTGTCTGACAAGCTTCTCAATGGCACTGTTCATGTTTCTGGTCTTATTTTTCATCATGAGATAAAGGATCACGATTGCAGCTATGAGATAAAGATAAGCCATCTTCTACATATAAGTATGAAAATAAAATGGAAACAAGTATGTGTTGTCTGTTGGGCACCACTTGACCCATATTATACACTCGGTACAGCTAGAGAGAAATACCTATTTGATGAATACCTGATCAAAACAAATCTACCATTTCACTACAATAATACAGAGTCATGGAAAGGTGTGAAAGTTTGTAAAGCGTGCCACCTCAAAAATGGTTTCAAATATAATCCACAAATGGATCACCTTCGGAGAATTGGGGTGTTGAGAAATATTAGACCAAAGAGAAAATCTGTTGATAGACCTATGACTAAACAGTGGAGGAAGGAGTTCTACCAGGTCCTCAAAGATGACAAATCCTCTGTTTTTTAACAAAAATAGCTTAAGTGAGAGCCTCGTTTGTTAAAAAGCAAGAAAAATGGGAGAAAGCATTCAAAAACTCACCCACATCGAACATGTCCTTAAAAGACCGGATTCATACGTTGGTCCAGTGGACATCAGTTCTGAACCGTACTGGGTTCATCACAAAACTGATAACAAATTCAAAAAGAAGAGCATCAATTATTCACCAGCTTTGCTCAAAATTTTTGATGAAATATTGGTCAATGCAATTGACAGAAACTCACTCTATCCGAAGGGTGTTTCGAGCATCTCGGTGGGGATAGACAAGGAGACTGGTGCTGTCACCATTGAAAACAATGGACCCCTCGGTGGTATCGCAGTCAAGATGCATGAGAAGGAAGGTGTTTGGAATCCCGAACTTACTTTTGGGCATCTTCTCACAAGTACAAACTACGATGATACAAAGAAGCGTATCGTGGGTGGTCGTAACGGCTACGGTGCCAAACTGACAAACATCTACTCTTCAGAGTTTTCGGTCATCATCAAAGATCATGAAAATAAGAAAACTTATTCCCAAAAGTGGGAAAACAATATGACTGTCTGTCATCCACCAAAAATTGCAAAACATTCTGGTTCAACTTCTTCGGTTTCAATTACTTTTGTTCCAGATTGGAAAAGATTTGGTATGAAAAAGATGGATACAAACATTTACAAGATTTTTGAAAAGAGAGTTTGGGATGCAAATATTTGTACCACACCCAACTGTAAGGTCAAGTTTCAAGGGGAAGCTCTTCCCAAGACTTCTTTTGAAGCTTATGCCAAAATGCACGAAGGTGTCACAGATATATGTTCGGTGACAACCGATCGCTGGTCGGTGTGCATTGGACCATCTGAGAATGGTCTCGAACAAGTCTCCTTTGTGAATGGTATCTGTACTACGAAGGGTGGCACTCATGTGGATCATGTAGCTTCTTACCTCGCTTCCGGTATCATCGATGAAATGGCGAAGAAGATTAAGTTGAAGCCACAACAAGTCAAGAATACTTTCAATATTTTTGTAAAGGCAACCCTCGAGAATCCAACGTTCTCAAGTCAAGTCAAATCTGAATGTACTTCGAAGGCTCAAGACTTTGGAAGTAAGTTTGAACCACCAAAGAACTTTGTGAAGAATGCTCTCAAGACTGGTATCAGTGATGAACTCACAGCACTCTCAAAGTTTAAGGAAATGAAGGAACTCAAAAAGACTGATGGTGCCAGAAAGTCCAAAATTACCGGTATTCCCAAGCTTGATGACGCAAACAAGGCTGGTACAGCGCAATCTGGTAAATGTACTCTCATCGTGACGGAGGGTGATTCGGCGAAGACTCTAGCAGTCGCGGGTCTTTCAGTTGTTGGTCGTGATCACTATGGAGTTTTCCCACTCCGTGGTAAGTGTAAGAATGTCCGAGATGCTTCGGTGACACAACTTACATCAAACCAAGAGTTCAATGATCTCAAGAAGATTTTGGGTCTTCAACAGGGTAAGGAATACACAGATGTTTCAGAACTTCGCTATGGTCGTCTCATGATTATGACTGATGCGGATAATGATGGGTCTCATATCAAGGGTCTCATTCTCAATATGATTCATTATTTCTGGCCTTCCCTCCTAAAGTTGGGTTTTGTTGTTTCTATGGTGACACCAATTATCAAGGCTTCCAAGGGTGGTCAAACAAAGTCTTTCTATACGGACTCAACTTTCAGAGCTTGGTATGGAAATGGACAACCTGGTTGGAAGATCAAATACTACAAGGGTTTGGGTACGAGTACGAGTGCCGAAGCTCGAGAGTATTTCAAGAAGATTCAAGATCTCACAGTCAAGTTTGACGTGGACATCATGACAGACAAATCAATTGTTCTCGCCTTTGACAAAAAGAAGGCAGATGACAGAAAGTCTTGGCTTCTTGAAAGTACCGCTAAAAATCCAAAAGAATTGGAAGTTCCATATGGTAATGTAAAGAACTTGAGCATTACAAACTTTGTCCATAAGGATCTTGTCAATTTCAGCTTGGCTGACTTGAAGCGCTCTATCGCCCACATGGCAGATGGTCTCAAGCCTTCACAAAGAAAGGTTATCTACTCTTGTTTCCAAAAGAATCTCAAAGATGAAATGAAGGTTGCGCAGTTGGCAGCATATGTTGCGGACAAGTCTGCTTATCACCACGGTGAAGTGTCCCTTGCGGATACAATTGTCAAGTTGGCAAATGATTACATGGGTTCAAACAATATCAATCTTCTAGAACCATGTGGTCAATTCGGCACTCGACTCATGGGTGGCAAGGACGCTTCGCAAACCAGGTACATCTTCACAAAACTTTCAAAGGAGACGCGAAAGCTCTTTGATCCAAGAGATGATCCAATTCTCAACTATCTTGATGATGATGGACGCTCAATTGAACCAGACTTTTACATGCCAACTATTCCAATGGTTCTTGTGAATGGAACTGAGGGTATTGGCACCGGTTTCAGTTGCTATGTTCCACCATTCAATCCAAAGGACATCAAGGAAAACATTGGGAGAGCTTTGAGTGGCATGTCTCTCAAGGAAATGACTCCGTGGTTCAGAGGATTCAAGGGTAAAGTATTCAAAGAAGATGGTACTTGGATTACCGAAGGTGTTTGGCGAGATACTGGTTCTCGCCTCAAGATTACCGAGTTGCCACCAGGTCGATGGACGCAAGACTACAAAGAGTACTTGGACACACTTGTGGAAAAGAAGGTGATTACAAACTTTACAAACAATTCTACAACGGAAGATGTTGACTTTGAAATCTTTGGCTACTCGGGTAAGGATCTGATCAAGGATCTCAAGTTGAGAAAGTCTTTCCATACATCGAATATGCATCTCTTCCACCCAATGAAGGGGATCTACAAATACTCAAGTCCCGAAGAAATCCTCGCAGACTTTGTGAAGCTTCGACTTGATCATTACATCAAGAGAAGAGAACATCTTATCAAAGTACTTGAAGTCAGATCCAAAATGTGTGGATACAAGTCAAAGTTTGTAACTATGGTGATCGAAGGACAAATTGTAGTCTTCAAGCGTAAGAAGGATGATCTTGAAAGACAATTGTCCCAGATTTTCCCCAAAATCAATGGAACCTATGACTATCTTCTCAACATCAAGACTGTTCAATATACCGAAGAATGTGTCAGAGAATTACTCAAGGAATCAAAGCAAGCTAGGGAGGAACTCGAAGTTATGAAAAATACATCACACATTGATATGTGGAAAACGGATATTAAAAATATGTAAGCAATAGTAGGTATGGGTGAAGCTGCGAAAATTTCGCTCAAGGCTATTGGTAAGCAAGATACTTACTTGCTTTCCGATGATCCAGAAGAAACATTCTTTAATTATGCCACCAACAAAAGACATTCCGAATTTAGGAAGTATCACAGAAATAGAAATGTTGTCAAACCCGGTAACGCCACAGCTTCTTGGCCATTTGGTCGGACAATCAAAGTTGAGTTCAATCCAAGAAATATGGGTGACCTTTTGAGTAATATGTGGTTGAGTATAACTATGCCAGGTATTTCAGATGGAAATTATGCGGATCAATTGGGTAGACACATCTTAAAAAGTATCACAATGTACGTTGATGACATTGAAGTTGAGAAAATTCATGATGATTGGGGGATTATTTATGATGAGCTTTATTTAGAAACTTCTGAAAAAGTAGCAAATAGATTTCTTGTAAATAGAAATATTGGTTTCAACGACGCACCAGATAGTCCAGGTGTTGCCGCATACGACTCGGATCTTGTGATACCTTTACACTTCTTCTTTTCGAGAAAATATGCCAGTGATGAATATTCATCAAATAAACCAAATAGACCATACTTTCCAGTTTGTGCTATATATCGTCAGAAAATTGAATTTGAATTGGAATTTCACAATCAAACATTCTTCACAGATACAACAGATACATGTACTCTTCAATCATTTAGTCTTGTAACCGAAGAAATTACAGTAAGTCCCGACGAAAGAAAGTTTCTGGCTAGTGAACCACAGACGCTCATAACCGACTTGGTCAAAAAGCATCCAAGTATTGTCAGTAATCTTGGTGAAGACACAATCAAGAATAACTTGGTTCCAAATATTCCCGTAAAATGTATTCATTGGTTCCTTCGAAATACACTCTTTGAAAATCCAGATGAAGCCATAGGTGATCCAGTCCCAGCTACAGATGGTGAAAGACTTTATCAAAACCGATTCAACTTTTCGTCGGCACTAGATTTTGCGGGTGAAAATACATTCTTCTACCCACTAATGTCCGAAGCGAGTTTCTTTATAAATGGTAACAGACTTCCAAATGTTACAAAGACGGATCATAGTTATTTCAAATACTTAATCCCATTTCAAAAAAGATTGGCTAGGCCTATCAGGAATATTTACACTTATAGTTTCTCGTTGAATCCGATTAATGTGGAACCATCGGGAAACTTGGATTTTAGTCAGATACAATCTGAAAAGACTAACATAGAACTTAAACTTGACACAACCATCATAGACATAAATTCGGAAACATTCTCTCTAAACATGTACTATACTGGATATCAAACTTTTGTCTTTGATAGAGGTTTTATGTCACTTGCTTACTAAATAGACTTTCTCTATTATCACTGATGTAGTCAATAATGTTATTTTTGATACACCATTTGATGAAATTCAATTGAGCCAACGTCGTTTGAATTTCATGAGATGTCCCAGGTATAATATACGGAAACTTTTGTGATCTACAAAATGGATCAAACAATTGTTTACTGTAACCATTTAGACTTGACTTGTAAGCACAGTGGACCGTAAATAATTTACCATCACCCGTTTGATACGATGTGTGATTCTTCTTTGCGTAGTTTGTGATAAACCATTCCAAGTTTCGGAGAGAAATACCACTCGATTTGTCCAATATATTTAGTAGTGTAGTTCTATTCTTCTCTTCATTGTAAAAATTGTTGATGGATGTTAGTAGAATATCGTTTTTGCTCATTACTATATTAGACACCCAAATCTATAAGCCCGTTTGAAGATTCACAACCTGGGCAACCCCTGACAAACATCTGCTCTGGACCGTGGTTATGAAGACTCGAGCTAGACATCGTTCTTTGACACAATCTTTCACCTTGCGCCTTGTGATGACGACAATATCCACTGAACACAGCTCTAAAAGTACATCGGTGACCATCCGACTTTGTACCTTTACAAATTGTACTGGTATAACCTTCTGGTATATCCTTCAAAAGAAGTTCCAAAGGTATCGCATGCTTTTTAGAAATCTTTTCGGCATATTCGTTGAGTATAGAGTTCACCCTGTCTTCCAACTCTTCATCAACTAGCTTCGTGATCTTCTCGTAGAGACTCATCCTTACTTATACCTTGCTCGTAATTTTTAAATAAGTCTTCAACAGATTCTTCTTTTACTTCTCTAGCAGCTTTAAGTCTTTCTCTCAAATCCGATACTTTACCAGATTCATCAAGTCCAAGCTTTTTACATTCTTCGATGAGTTCACTCTTTTTCATAGCACTCAAAGATGGTCCACTACTTACCCGTTTCTTTGGTGGTGGTTTATGTTGAGCAATAATTTCACCAAAGATTTCCTCCTTCACACTCTCATACAGTGGATCCAAAAGATCGCACACAGGATTCAAGAACTTGTTGAGGAAATAATAGTGATAATCTACAGGAATGCCATGCTCCTCTACATATTTTGGATCTTCGGCCTTTTCGTACGCCTTAGCTTTGGGGTCTTGAGTCTTTGTGAGAAGGTAAGGAACACGATCACCAGATTGTGGCTCAGACCCAGGCTTTCTTTGACGCATCTTATTGACAACCTGAACATGCGACTGATTGATATTGACACTCTCAGAACTCGTAACAGACACATTTTTGCCAGCAACCTTGTAAGTATCCGAAAGAGATTGACTCAAAACCAATTTATGATTCGGGACATCGCCAGACAAAAGTTCAATAGCTCGCTCTTTGGCAAGTTCTTTGGGAGGTCCAGTGTCACTCGATGTTAAAACTACATCTAGGAGCTCCTTACAGACCTCGCGGACGTGTGGTGTATTGTCTCTTCGGACGAGTTGAAGACCCTTCACATCGATATAGTCCATATGCATCTTATCATCCTTACCCTTTGTCCATAGCTTAGCGGCATAACGCTTCTTACTGTAGAGGAAATACGGCCAATAAACCTTCTCAAGTTCCAAATTGTTTGGCTTTTTGAAGAGGGCTGAACACTCTTCCGCAGCTCTTTCACCTACTTCCCAACTATAGGCAATGGCTTCTTCTCCCTTGCGATCACCTACATCAAACTCAACCATAACACTGTCCGTATCGCCATATCTTACTTTCGCACCAGGAAAGTTCTTCTCAACATAATTCTTTGTCTCTTCAATCATTGCGCGACCCTTAGACGTTGTAGTAGAAGCGATTGGGACACAGGGAAGAATACCCTTACCAGCACCAGTAAAACCATAGACTGAGTTCATCGAAATCTTATAGGCGAGCTGCTTACCGTTGTACACTTCTTTCATAAATCCAGTTGCCGCAGCCATATCTCTTTTGGCTTGTTTACGGAACTGCTTCAATTCTAGAAGAATCGCAGGTAAAAGACTTGGAACATCTTGAGCAAACTTGTAGGTTCTATCACCAATATTGAAAGTTTCATAAGTAATTCCAGGAACTGCACCATACTTCTTTTCATCCATAACATATGAAGAATAGCAGAGATTGTGTGCCATCATGATTGATGGATACAGTGACTCAAAATCCAGGGCTGTAATTGGAGTATAGTAAGCACCCTTTTGTGCTTCAAGAACCGTCGCCCCTTCATAAGGTTCTTCAGGAATGGCACCGTAACGAATAGTTGGAACCATGAAACCCAATTCTCTAGCCTTCTTCGTCAATTGAGAAAACACCTTAATTTGCTGCCCACGCTCCACAAGGAATGGGACTGGTACCCATGTTGCCTTTGCCATCTCAACCAAATTTAATAGAGTACAAAGCTTTTTCATGAGCCTATGGGGAAGTAGTGTATCCTTAATACAATATTCGGCAACTTCTCGGAGCTTTACCGGATCTTCTTCTTTGTAGCGAGCAAACATCTCCTTTGGTGCCATATCAATCTTCTGATCCCCAAGGTAAAGTTTAGATACATTATCTAATTTATAGCTATCAAGCTTGTAACCCTTCTTAATTTCATGAAACAAATCAAAAATGAATCGTCCAGGCATTGGAAGAAGTTTCAGAAGATTATCTCCAAGAGCACTCGAGGAAAGTTTCTTAATTGTAAGTTCAGATTCCTTATCTTTGAGTTTACCCAAGTTGAAAAAGTCGTAATGACATTTATTAATTTGAGCTCTCTTGTAGATATATTCCATATCAAAACCAAAAATGTTCCACCCAGTAATAATGTCTACATCCTTTTCGTGAATGTACTTTTGAAATGCTTCTAACATTTCTCTTTCAGTTTCATAACTCAAAATATTAGATCCTTCTAGATTTGGATCGGTTTTCTTGTAACACAGACAGGTCTTGTCATACGGTTCATCAGAGCCAAACTTACAGAGAGAAATGGCAATTTGAAAACATGCATCACCAAGAATGTTCGCATCAGGAAATTTACCTGTAGAACTGTTACACTCGATGTCCACAGAAGCTACAACAAACGGAGCTATGTCATCTCTCGCAACTGGTTTAAGAGTAGTCCAGTCATTACAGAAAAGATCAATATCAACATGTGCTAGATGAGAACGAACACATTTATCACCAGTATCAAGCCAACCAGTTGATTGTATTCCAGTGCGATGCATCAGGCGTAGCACTGGGTCAAGGTTTGACTCATAAACTTTCACATTATTTACACCAAAAATATTAAAAAGTTCGGGTGTACGGTTTAGAGGCTTTCTCAGGAAAGAATCCACAAGTCTTCTTGCTTGAAGATTCTTGAAGTTAACTTTCATGAATACAAACTCTTGATTGTTTTGAAATCCCCAAACATCCTTGGATTTCATAAGAGAATATTCGACCAGTGAATCTTTACAAGTTTCATCAAGAATATCATAAATTCTCTGAACATCCACAGGTTTAATATTATCTGGCATCTTGATAAAAAAATAAGGGGTGAAAGCTGTCGTGACACACGCCGACCTTCCATCTTCAGTCTTACCAAATATACTAATCAAGTGTTCATCTTCAGAGTCTCTCGCCTCCCAGGTAAGTGCTTGGAAGACGACCATTTTACTGTTGTGTAATCATCGACCGAAAATTTTAATATACTTTATTAGTAAAAATGTCAGCCGCTTTGATTGACCTTGTATCTAAAGGTGCCCAGGATGTCTATATCACTGGTCAGCCACAGGTCAGTTTCTTCAGACAAAACTACAAGCGACACACTAACTTTTCTATGCGTCCAGAGCGCGTCGACTACATCGGCACTTTCGGAGCTTCCAACGAAATTGTTGTTCCACTTCGCTCCAAGGGTGATCTCTTGAGCTATGTGTGGATTGAAGCTGAAGGTATCGCTTTGCCAGGTGGTAACAACGCCATGTTTGATACTTCTGCGTCTCAACCAACCACTTTCCAATTGTGGATTGGTGGACAAAAGGTGTGCGAACTTGATTCACTCTTCGTTCAGGGTGTTCACAATGTGTTGTACAACGACAACTCTGCCAAGGCTACAACGAGACACACTCTTGAAACTGCTCAAAACAACTCAAATGGTGACCACTATGTCATTCCATTCTTCTTTGGCGAAGATTGGACTAAGTGCCTTCCATTGGTGGCTCTTCAATATCATGAAGTTGAGCTTCGTATTAAGATCCAAGATCAATATACTGCCGCTGGTACTCCAAAGATCTACGCCAACTACGTCTATTTGGATACCGATGAGCGTAAGTTCTTCACCGATAATGAACATGAATTGTTGATCACACAAACTCAATACCAACCAGGTACTCAAGCCGATACTGAGTTTGATCTTACCTATTTCAACCACCCAGTGAAGGCGCTTCACTTGGTTGCGGGTGCTATAGGTGACGATGATTGGGAAACCAATTACACTTTTGGTACTGGTTCATTGTACATCAATGGTACTGCGCTCTTTGAAAACATGTCAAATGTCTACCACCACGATGTTGTTCCAGAAATGCACTGTTCCGCTCTTGGTGTCGACAGTCTTGTTCAAGACAGCGTTTACACTTGGCCATTCTGCCTCAATTTGGACAAGTCTCAACCAAGTGGTTCACTTAACTTCTCCCGTATTGACAACGCGAAATTGCTTCTTAATGGTGTAACTAGTAGTCTTGTTACTCCTTCTTCGGGATCTGCTCGCGTCTATGCGGTCAATTACAATGTTCTCCGTATCAAGAATGGTATGGCTGGTGTCGCTTTCGGTAACTAATTTTTATAACTTAACATAAATCATAAAAATTTACATACGATTGGTTTAAAAATATCAATGATATGTAAGTTAGGATGGACTTGGTCCCAATTAAACTCATCAGGAATAGAGATGTTCGCAATAGCCTTTTGAGAACTAAAGGTGAGACTGCGGAAATTGACATGAGTGACTACATTGAGAGTAAAATGCAGACAAGTCTTGCTGCGAGACATCTCATGGCTATAGAAGATGCTGCCGAAATTGCGAAGCAACTTCTTCAAAGACCTGGTATTTTTGAACAAATTGGTAAAGATATCAAGAAGGAAGCTGGGTATGACTTCAAGTTTCAATGTCGTAAAACTTCTGCCATGACAAAGCCTTCTAAAAATAGAAATGGCACTCAGTATCTTCATATTGCCCACACATATCCAGGTGGTGATGGTCACTACGCTCTTGCCAAAGTTGATCACAATGAAAAAACAATCAAATTGTTCAACTCCATGGGAGCTGGACGCACAGAATTCAAAAATGAACTTCGTACAGTTTATGGAAATAGTTACACAATACGAAACAAACAATCAACATTCCAACCAACTGGTGGTTTTGTGACTACAAACACCGATAACTACAAACAACTCCTCAAAAATACAAAAGTCAATATAAGAAACAAGAAAGTTCTTGAAAAGTCTTTTGAAATTTCACAATATGATGAGTTGTCGCAACATCACTTTTGTTACATTGAGGCTTTCATAGCTATGATGAATGACACCCTCGGAACACCGATTGGTCCAAAAGATCCGCGAGATCGCTTAGCTTTCATAAAGATGGTTGTGTGGGCACTCATTCATAAATATACACCGCCATCAAATAGAACTTCACTCAAATGGAAATACTTTGAGAAGAACTTTCCATACTTTCTGAGAATTACTGACGCCTCCAACAAAAGATTCAAGTTGAATCATATTGCTCAAGTTCCAAAAGTTATGAATAATGTCAATGTTGAAAGAGTCAGAAAAAGTTTAGTGAAACTTGAACTTCCAAAGAGTATCAATAGTTCTTGGTCTCTCACACAAATTATGAATTGGGCAGGGAGTAAAAATCTCAGTAGATAATAAATGTTTCCAGCATTGGTTGTCGGAACTCTCGCAGCAGCCGCGACTTACACATTTTTGGGTGAAAACCTTGTGAGTGCCAAACAAGCTAAGTTTATGATTCGATCTGGTAAGATAAAGAAAGTCATTGATGTCCGTACAATAACGGAGTACAGAGCTGGTCACTATCGTGGTGCGGTCCACATTCCAGTGAATAAGATTAACAAGAAAACAACAACGGAACTTCCAAAGAGTGGTCTGCTCGTCTATTGCAACACTGGGCAACGGGCCAGATTTGCAGCAGAGAAACTTATTGATTTAGGTTTTAAAAATGTTTATTACATTGCTGGTCACTACTCTACGCTGCAGTGAGACCTTTGATGACCTCACTCGTCTTTTCATACATTCGCTTCGCGTAGAACTTCTCATCTTTGAGTTGTTCCCAAATCTTCAATCGATACTCCAAGAATTCCAAGAATCGCTCGGGATCTCGATTGGACTTGTAACGAACCTTTTCACCCTTCATAGCCTTTTCCATCGCAACAAGCTTCGCTTCAAACATACGCTTCTGCATAGCCTCAGGGGTTTCACGAGAAAGTGCTTCGTCAGCCTTCTTGAGAGACATTTTTATGTTATATAATCATAGTATCTTTATGTTTGTGACATTGACTATAATTGCAATTCTGACAATAATTCCAATTGTAATCGTGTATATCACGAGACAAATTGCGTACGAGGACGATTAAGCTCTGGACTTGTTCCAGATGCCCTTGATTTCCTTGGAAAGTTTGTTGATCTTGTCTCCAAGTTTTTGGGCAGTCTTAATGTCACCCTTCTTGTAAGCCGCCGCTTGCTTGTTAAACAACTTGTTGAGTTGATCTTGCTTCTTACCAGCCTTGGCAAATGTTCGGTTGAGTTGTCCTTGTCTTTCTTTGAGTTGAAAAAGTTTCAAAACTGGATTCACCATTTACTTTGAGTCAATATATTATTTCAACTTGACACCCAAAACTCTCCGCAGCTTCTGAAGAATTTGATTGTCTGGGATTGCCTTCCCAGATTCATATGAGTTGATGACATTTGCTGGAACACCGATTGCGTTTGCCAAATCTTTTTGCGTTTTGAAACCCTTGCCAATGCGCGCTTGTTGAATTGTTTTGGCAAGGGAGATGCTGACCTTTTCATGTGTTCCAAGTTCTGTTCGGTCAAGCTTTTGTTCCTTTGTCACTTCACGGTGTGGAACACTGACAGTGGTTCGTTTGCCAAGCGTCCCTTTACCATGAATGATAACCGGATTCCAGTCCTGGTGGTCCATTTTTATTATTATCACCCAAAAACTTTAAGGCTTTGTTTCGACGATTACTCACTGTATTGACACTGACACCCAATTCTAACGCCAATTCTTTTAAAGTTAGATGTTTTCCGTAGTAATTTTCGAGAATATATTGGGATGTTTCATCTAATCCATAAAGAATGTTTTCCTTTTCGATGTATGACGGTATGTCGTAATATTGAAGTTCTTCGAACACGGGTGTCCTACTCATACATTTTCGACAACTCCAATATATCCATGGGTATGCGTATGTTGTGAACTTGAAGCCTAATTCGGGTTTAAACTTCTGAGCTGCTCGAACAAGAGCGTGAAATCCAACACTATTTATATCCTTTCTTGTATGAATACCACGATACCGAGGAAATGTTTTATAGTATACATTATTTGAAATTTTGTACGCGAGATTAATATGATTGGTTATTAATTCTTTCTTATAAAGATTCATCTTATTACATTCACGGTTCTATTTTTTAACTGGTCCTAAAACAACTTCTGGTGAAAGGTACTTTTTTAGAACATTTGGTGGGTGAAGCATGTCAAATTCTTCGGTTGCGTCTTTACCCGCAAATAACATAACAGCTTTCTTTCCACCTGGGTGATCTGACAAAAACTTTGTAAGATCATACACTACGTCTTTGATTATCACCCAACAATCTTCTTCGGTATTGTGTTTCATGATCTCTTCGAGAGATAAGTCTCGTGGATTTATGTGATTGTTTATAGTTCGTACTCTATGCATACTTAACTATTTCCTCTATTTTTTAAGAGTCTATCAAGACGCTCTTTTTCCTTATTCATAAAAACCGTAAGTTGCATGACTTCGCCATCGAGATACACTTGACCATGGTTTTTGATTCTTTCATCTTTGATGACTTGGTCAACCCTCACAAGATTTACACGTACCATTTTAGAGTTTGAAGCTTTACTGTGATGCGCGGCAAGAAAGGCGGCGTCTCTCTTTGTTTCTTTGGGAATTGTATTCTCTTCGTGACAAATGATCACATGGGACCCAGCACCCCCGTCTGTGTGTAACCACCACTCATTGGGGTAACTTGAGAGTGTCAGATCATCATTCTCTTTGGCATTTTCACCCACCTTAATTTTGATACCATCAAATGATGTATATGTCTTCATAAACAGTTTACACTTTTAAACTTTATCATCATTTAAACTAAAAGACGTTACTATATATTTAACCCCTTTTATTAATTCACTACCTCTATGTACATAACTATCGGTCGCTGGAAAAATAACTAATTTTCCAGTGACTGGTCTAATAATTTTGCCACATTCAAAATCGGTTGTGCCACCGTCATCTTCTTCAAGTGTATTCAGATACAAAATAAAACTGAGTACTCTATTCGAATTTTGATCACTATGCCATTTAAAATAACCACCCGGGTCGGTTCTTTGTATTTGTGGACACGTGTACATACACTTATTGGTTATTCTTTTCATGTATTTATTTTCATGTTCGTGAAAAATACTAAAAAGATTGTCATAAATATTCCTCCATTTAGATATATCACCATCGGTTAGATCGATACTTTTTTTTATAGAAAAATCTGCCACACCACCTTTTACTAAACCAGGGTACTTTTGTGGGTCTTTTTCAAATTTATCTATAATTTCAACACATAATTCTTTTGATATAACATTTTCTACTTCATATATCAAATCCATCTAGATTAAAATCAAATATAATCTTTAATAATTATAACATGAACAACGACAACGATGATGTCATGATCGGTAGCCCGGGTGCGAGTCCTCAGCAGCGTGCGACTTTTAACACGTCACCAAGAAGACGATACACCCAAGCCAACTACAACGGAGCTCGTTCACTTGTTCCAAGTCCAAGTAACCTGAGACGCATGCGAACAGCTCGCATGAGCTTTGGTAATGCTGGTGTCAGACGAAGACTTAATTTTGGAAACAACAATAACAAACCCAAATCCCCACCAAAAGCCCCAAAGAAGATTAATGTTTCAAAGTACGAAAAGATGTTGGAAAATCTTAAAAACAAAGAAAAAAAGAATACCCCCAAAAACAATAAACCCAACCCCGAAAACAAGAATGTCGCCAATTGGTTCAACAATGGTGGTCTCGCGGCAAACAAATCTAACATACCCAAAGACAAGCGCGTGTTCCTCCTCGTGGATGTAACCAAGGATGGAAAGATTCGTCATGTATATGATAAGCGTTATTTGTGGGGTATCATTAGAGCTTGGGAAAGGGGGTTCAATGAAAATATGGGTAGTCGGCGAAAAGCCAAATCACCATTCACAAAGAACCCATTCGGGAAGGGAGATATTAGATCGTATCCACCCGACAAGAGAACAAAGGTGTTAATGAAGGAATCTATACTTCGCGCATCTCTCGAAAACAAAGTTCGAACAATGAAATATATACCCCCAGATGGCAAAAATAATAAAATGTGGATCAAACCTGTACAGAAGTCAATTGATCTTATGCTATCACTTATACAAAGTGGTCGTGTAAAAACAATGGAACAACTCGAATTATTGATGCTTGTGCATCAAGTTGTGGGACCAGCCTCTTTCACAGGTAGAAATGCGAAAAGAGAATATTACAAAGCAGTACTTGATGGTAAATTTAAAGCTCATCACATAGAGATGTTGAAAAAGGCACCTAAAACATCAACATTATTTTTTGACGAAGCTATTTATAGCGCTTTTAGACCACTGTACGATTTGACACCAAAAGAAACAAAATTGTTCATAGCCTTGGATCCTTACTTGAAAAAAACTAAAGAAAATCTTTATACAAACAATTTTCCTGGTAAAGAAGGGCCGGTAATGATGAAATTACAACTGATAACCAGTGGTGATAATTACATGCGCTATAACATGAACAAGAAAAATCTTCAAGAAGAAATCGCATTCCACATTAATAAAACGCGCAACAAAAAGCTCTATAATTTATTGATGGCTTAAAATATATGCACGTTGTTCTCAAACCCAGCCCATCAGTCACTCACAAGTACAGGGTGATGTTACCAAACAAAAGGGCCGTCGATTTTGGCACACTCGGATCTCCAGACTTTACTGAACACAGAAATCCAAAGCTCATGCGAGCGCATCTCCTTCGAAAGGGTGCTATCATTCCAAAGGAGTTGCGAATTGAAACCGATCCACAGGAGATACAACGAGGCATGTTACACGTCGATACCAGCACAGAGGAAGACTGGGACGACGAATTTCGCGCAGGTTTCTGGGAAAGGTGGCTTTTGTGGTCCTACGCGGATATCAACCACGCCAAACTTTTCATGACTATGCGTAAGGGTATTTTATTTATGCCAACAGAGGAGAACATGTGGTTCTGTGATAATTACAAAAAGTTTTAATTGATTACTTCTATTTCTGAAACACGAAAACAATATTTACGATTCATGACAGAATTTATCGATATCATTGTGAAACGCCCACGTGAGTGGTCTTTGACAATTTTATTCATTGCGTCCAAGTGCATGTCAGCCCTGTTTAAGTATTTAGATGTAAGCATATCACCCCCGTGATACTCACTCTCATTGGTGATAACTTTCCAAATACGAGAACATTCATGTGTTACGTGAAGTTTTGGATAAAACTCCTCGTCACAGAAATCTACATCCACTTCAACTTGATCATAATCAACTCTTACTAGGTCTCCTTCTTTGATTTCAATAGGCTTCTTCGTGCCTCCAATGGCTTCCGCGAATTCTTTGTACTCTCCATCTTGGATTTCATACTTTTCTTGTATCTTATCCAACAGGGACAATAGGTGGTGACGATCCATGTTTGTACTTGATTTATTAAAAATTAAAGATAACTTAGGATCTAAACTTCTATTTTTAACTTTTTTCCATCGGCCAATGTGATTTCTATCGAACATGCCAGTTTGAACAACCTCTCAGACCAAGACTGTCCAGATAACCCCATTAGCACTTCTCTCATGATATCGTTTGCGGAGCTATTTCGAATGAACATCGTGATACATTCACCGTCGTCGTATTTATAGTCTTCTGGACACATCCAGCCACAAAAGTCTAAGTGATTTTGTTTTTTGAATGAAGAACCTTGTGGGGGTGGAATATCAGTGATTGAAGAGAACACACCAGATAACAAATCTGGTGTTGGAATACCCCGAAAAATGTTGCGTCGTAATTCCTGGAAGCTTATGGAAGAAAACTCCATGTAGTCCCGTCCGAAATCATGTACAACAAAACGATCGACACTTCCACCAGTGTAATCGATCTTTTTGAGCGTTTGGATATCGGCGCTGATAGTCGCAAGCATTTTTGTTTCTTACATTTTGTTGTTCAGATCGTGACTTAGGCACCCGTAGAACCAAAACCACCAGCGCCTCTATCAGTTTCTTCAACAGCACCAACTTCTTCGACTTCTGGAGTTTCACACCTTTCGAGAACAAGTTGCGCAATGCGATCACCCTTCTTTACTTCAAAATCCTTGTCACCGTGGTTGAAAAGTACAACCTTGACTTCTCCGGTGTAGTCTGGGTCAACAACACCCGCACCAACTTGAATACCATGCTTCACAGCAAGACCGGAGCGTGGAGCGACACGACCATAGACGCCATTTGGCAAAACCATGGCTACACCCGTCCCGACCAACGCACGATGTGTTGGAGGGATAACAACTTCATCAGTGCTGTAAAGATCGTATCCAACAGCACCGCTAGAACCACGAGTTGGAATAATAGCATCTTGAGCAAGTTTCTTAATACGAAGACTCATTTCTACTTTAGATAAGTTTGTAATCTTTATAAAGGTTTGGTGCGAATAATTATTAATGAGCATTGCTTGGGCTATTCATAATCATGTCGTTAAAGCTAGTGCCCCAAAATCAGACTACGAAAAACTCAAAACCAAAATTAATCGAACAACTTTTGCGTATGGAACAGCACTTACATCGACTTATTTCATCACTCAAGGAGCCTCGGAAGGTGTATCCGCTGCACTAGGTGTTGCGACTTCCCTCTCTTACATCAATCTTCTACAAAATCATGTTGATAACATTGAAAAATCACCATTTCAAAAGCAGTTGTTGGCTCCAATTGGGGCGGCTGTTTTTGAAACAATGTGGAATAATGCACCATTTGGATTTGATTTCGATTACGGTGCCACTCTCGTGGGATTTTTGGCATACAAATTAGCACTTCTCACAGTCATTTATGAGGAAGTTGCTCATATGCTTATCACCACAGAACCAGATACTAGGAAATGGATTTCACCACTAGATTCCTTTGATTCTGCACTTGAAAGCAAAGAAAAGGATCCAAGCGATCATGACGTCGATCGTGTAATGGTCTCGAGTGAGGACGGATACGATCGATGAAATCACTGGCCATACCGGCCAAAGTGGCGCACCTACAAAATTTGAAGTTACTAAATTAAGTGTTGTGTGACCAGAAAATGTATAATCATTACAAAAAGCGAATCTAGGTTTCATTTTGCAAGGCTCGCGTTTTGTGTAAGGCATCACAGTGACCGCGTTACACAAAGCTCGCGCAAAATACATGAGGGTCAAGAATGTGAGGTAAGATGTCCTCTTTGAAGTATTCCATTTTGGCCAGTGGTAAAGGAGAAAAAGTACGGGAATCGCTAAAAGATAGTCTGGAAGGTGTTCAAACTTTTCCCAATTTGGGAGAAGATGAAATCCAACGTCATATATTGGACCACCTGTTCCAGAGCCATTCCTATGAGACACATAATATCCAACAAGGATGTTTGTCATCAAAGAAAGTAGGAATAGCGGTACTATCATCTATTGTGATATATGCTTAGAAATTTTTCGAATTTCACCAGTCACAATGTATTCGTCAATCTTGTTAGCAATACCTCTTCCAATACCTGTGACCTTGTTGGGTCCCTTCCAAAGTTCGCTACCATTGGTTACTTCAAATGAAAGTTTGCGAATGGCTTCAGCTGCGTTCTGATAGGCAGAAGACTTGTGGTAGTCTTCTTCGATATCGGCAAGAATTTCCAATTGATCAGCAATATTTTCGTTGGTATCAAAAGTTTGATTCTTCTTAATTTCACCAGTTTCCAAAAATTCATTGACCTTTCTGATGACACCCTTTCCAATACCTGGTAGGTGAGCAAGTTGTTCTCCATATTGTACCTTGAAGTCAAGACGGTAGATGGTGTTGGCAGCCTTTTCATAGACAGCTTGCTTGAATTCATTTTCTTCTTCGTAGGCAAGTTTGTCAAAAGCGTCTGTGAGTTCCGTATTGTAACAAACAAAGAAGTCTTCTTCGTAGTCACTGTCAGTGGACGCAACAGATTCATCATCGGAGGCTTCAACATAGTGGAGCATGTTTTCGTATTCAAGCATAGCTTTTTCTTCCTCGGACTTTCGGAGACGCTCTTTGAGGTCGGCGTTCTCCTTTTCGAGGTTGGCAATGTAGGTGGCAATAGATTGAGAGTTCATTGTAACAGATTTTGAATGTATCTTTTATAATGAACTGGAAGTGACTTAGGTGTCTGATTTAACTATAGGTATCCCGTACCCCAATTCTTCAACAAGTGGGTTATTTTTGTAATCGTGTTTGTAATAAATCTTCTTGACTCCACTACTCGCAAGAGCTTTGTAGCAATTTGGACAAGGATAGTGTGTAATATACGCTTCAGTCTCATCTATGGAAACACCCCGCTTCGCTGCGTCAGTCACGGCGTTGATTTCTGCGTGAATTGTGGCTTGTTCGTGTCCGTCCCTCACAATTGAAGTGTGTTTAGAACCACCGAGGAAACCGTTGTAGCCCATACTTATGAGTCTATTGTTCTTTACAAGGACGCATCCTACATTAAGTCTTTCACAAGGAGATCTCACCGAAGCAAGTTCGGCGGTCTTCATGAAGTACTCATTCCAAGATATTCTAGAAGTCATATACATTTATTGGCGTAAATCTTTATCCGCCGTGTAATATGTCTTACCCTTCATTACAAAACTATGAACTCTCGCGTACCCCCATGCTTGTGGAGAAGCCCCCGGACGATGCCCAGTTCTCCACGCAGCAAGTCCTCTATTGTAAATTGTTTGAAGAGTTTTGAGTGGTATCTTTGTAGCCTTCGCTATCTCTGGAAGTGATTTAGCATTAGGATACTTTTCACGAAATCTCTTTGTGTAAGAAGATGTCTTTGTCTTCACACCTTCATCAGTCTCAAAAAATTTATAATTTTTCCGGAGCATCTTCTTGTAGCGCGTCTCCACAGACTTGAGGGTTTTAAGACCTCGAAAGTACTTGAGTGGAGCATAGATTTTACCCTCAGTTCTACGCAACTCACGAACCTTCTTGGCAATCTCCTGATCTGTCAAGGGCATCTTAATTATTATCTAGATTTATTTCAATGGGTTGGGACAAAGATCCTGTATTGGTGGGTGATGAAGTGCCCAGAAATACTAGGTGTAATTGTTGTTTAATGACATTTGTGATAGGGGCAATTACTACAGGTGTCATGCTAAAGATGTATTATGCTAATTACTTGTGACCAAAGTATTTAATCGCAGCAAGAATGTTAGGAAAAATCTTGTTGCCAAAACGAACCCTTCCTGACTTAGCCGACATCCATCCCTGATGTCCATTGTAATAACACCTTTGGATATCAACCATTATAAAAATATGAGATTATTTTAGAGAAAGGTAAAATGGGTCTGACAATTATTATGGGAAATATGTTTTCTGGTAAAACTTCTGAACTTATCAGAAGACTTAAGCGCTATAGAGTCATAGGTAAGAAAATTGTCGTCATCAACTCCTCGAAGGATACACGCTCCCCTGAGGAGATGTTAAAAACGCACGACGGTATTGAGTTCCCATGTCTCAAAGTTGATCATATATCCCATTGTATAATCCAACAATCCTTTTGTGACGCCGAAATTGTGGCTATTGACGAAGCCCAATTCTTCACAAACCTCAAGGACTTTATAGAAATGTGTCTCTTTCTCAATAAATCGGTCATCATAGCTGGTCTTGATGGGGACTACAAGCAACGAAAGTTTGGTGAAGTCATTGATTGTATTCCATTGGCGAGTGATGTTATAAAACTTTCAGCACTCTGTATGGACTGTAAAAATGGAACACCTGGTCCATTTACAAAGAGAATTGTCGAAAATGATGAACTTGAACTCATAGGTGGTAAAGAGTGTTACAGAGCAGTCTGTCGTAAGCACTTAAAATCTATGGATATCCAATATAAGAACAACTCTTTTTTGAAATCCGCGCTTGACGAGACGGTGAAATCTAGAGTGGTCAAATAAGAAGTCTTTTCCTGGTTGATGAACATGTCTGTCATATTCTGTGTAAAGAACACAATCCTTCCCACTCTTAATTGTCAGGTGATATCTCAACATCAAATTACTTTCTGCTCGATGCGCGGGAATTGACATTGGTCTGTCCATGACCGCAAACTTTGCGGTTTCTTTGTCGATACATGGAATTTGATCAATAATCTTTTGAACTTCTGGAAAGTCCTTAACCTTATAGTAGTAATAATGTTCATTTTTCCTGAACCAACGATCCAGTTTGTGAAAGTAGTGCTTCTTGGCTGTACCAACTTCTTTTTCAAACTCGTATAGAATCTTCTTATAGTTTGCCTTGACAAACCAGAGATTTGGATAGTCAAAAACATCATAATCCATCTTGTGATACATCATATCTATGAGAGTGTTTCTCATACCCACAAGAGGTCTCAGAGGGTTCTGAAAGTAGAGGGTGTCTATTGGGGATTTAAAGAAATCGTGGAGTACAAGGACCACAGGCAATAACAGGACACGCCACATTAATTTCTTTGTATAAAATAAAAATGCCAGGTTACGGCAAGCGAATGGAAATGTATGCCCCAGAGCCAACTGAAAAGACGCCAGAACTTGAACAGCGTTTCAAGCTCCCACTCCTCCCATCGATGACCCTCGTCCAATTGACTATCCTCGCGTTGATCTTGGCCTATGCCTGGTCTGTGCGTAAGATGAACAAGGCTGTTGTTTCCACTGCGGCTTTGTCCATTGGTCTCCTCCACATGTACGACCACATGTACCGCGTGAAGCGTGGTGATGAACGCCTCTTCTTCCTTCCACAACGGGAAGGATACTGTGGCGCCTGCCAAAAATAAATTAGCTGTAAATTGTAAGTATGCACGTCAAAATAGTTCGTAGCCCAGATCGTAAAAAGAAGTTCAGGGCAATCCTCGGTGACGGCAGGACTGTTGACTTTGGTGCCAGTGGGTATTCCGACTACACCAAACACAAGAATCCTTCGCGTATGCGTTCATATGTTTTGAGACATGGTGGGCAGATTCCAAAACGTATCATCGCTGAAAGAGATCCCAAAAAGATCCATAAACTCATGCGAGATATGGATAAGAGTGACAAAGAAGATTGGAAGTTGTCCGGTATTGATGGCGCTGGTTTCTGGTCACGTTGGTATCTTTGGAGTCAGCCAACAATTCCAGAAGTACAAAGATTTATGACAAAGAAATTTGGAATTAAATTCATCTAGTATAGTAAAATGGCTGCGATTGTTTTAGGACTCTGCTGCCTATCTTCCATACTTGGTGGGGGATACTTCGCATATGATAAAAATAAAATAGCCGAAAGGGAAAGGTTTTATGAGGATACAGAAGGTATTCACTTATTTTACAAATGTAATTATTTGAATGATGATATTGAGGTTAGTGTGTCGGGTGAGTATCTTCCAAAAACTGAAGAGGATGAAAGTTTGCTTTCTAGCGGCAATGAAGGTAGCTGGAAATCATTTGTAATCACAAAGGGATATAAACTTGACGTCCTCCAAAATACAGATCGTAAAAGTGTCACGATAACACACGTTGGTCCAAAAAGTGTTAGATGTAGTGATAAGCCTATGAAATTTGTGAGAATCTACAAAGCTTAATTATTATGTAAGGTAATACCAGGAAATGTAAAGATGTTGGATTCCATTTTAATTGTGGTTCTAATTTGTATTTTGTTATCAGCTTCGAGTATTCTGTATATGAGATTCAGACCAACACTTATCATAAATAATGCTAAAAAGTTGATGGAAGATGGCGTCTTTTATGGATACACAAAGTGTAATTTTAAGGGTGACAAATTTGAAGGTGATATTAAGAATGGAAATTTCACATTAGTCACCGATAATTACACTTCAATTCAATCGATTATTGTACCACCAGGAACAAAAATTGAGACTCATAGAAATGTTGATGCGACGGGGCCACAGTATAATTATAAAGGACCGACAATTATACCATGTGGTTTGGAAATAAAACATATAGTTGGTAAGAAGGACTAAGTAATTTTCTCATTAAATAGTAATGAAGACAAAGATAATTGTGGTCTCGATAATTTTGGTGGTTCTCGTTTTTGGTTTTGTTTTTATTAGACCAATACTAAAAGAAGAACGACCAGAACCCGTAGATCCAAATGCTCCAGGTGTTCATTATTATACAAAATGTGATTACAAAGGGTGGCACAGGCACATAGATGTAGCACCATCGGTAATAGGTGACAGTTTCAAATCTGTTCGAGTAACGGATGATTTTGCTGTGAAAGCGCTTAGTGCGACAGATGAGGAAGTTTTTATTAAAGGTCCTAGTGCTGTTAAATGTACAGAGTTTAAAAGTATGGAAGTGATTCCAAACTAATTGTTGGCTAAACCACGCTTTTTCAGGTCAGCCTTAAGGTCTGCCATGAGAGCAGCTCTTGGGTTGAGGCTCATGGGTCGTGGTGGAGGCGGAGGTGCGACAGGTGCCGCAACCCTTCTTGGAGAAACCCGTCTCATCCTTGGCTGGTTTGGTTCAGCTTCCTTGAGAACCATTTTACAGACCTTGATAAACTTTTTGGCACTCTTGGCTTGGTTTTCAAGGGATGGTTCAGCCTTAGCCTTCTTTGGCAACTTCGCCATGAGTTCCTTCTTTGTGAGCTTGACACGCTTACCTTTGACATCTTTGGTCACCCTGAAGCCAAGCTTCTTGACCTTTTCTTTGAGCTTTTCGTACTCCATTTAATATAGGTGGGGAAATTAATAGTAGCGGACACCTGCTCGGGTAGCTGCGTCGTCAATTTCATCAACCATTTCCCAAGCCCACATACATTCTTGAGCATCTTGATGTTCGCAAATACTATGCGCAAGATCAAGTGCTTCATGTAGGATCATTTTGAGACGCATTTGTCTTGTAGTGATCTGCTTTGGTTCATGTAGTGAAGGTGATTCATACATTTGTTGAAGAGCGACGCGGGTGATTTCACTCTTCTTCATTTCGTAATTAATTTCTTCACTTCTCGAAGCTGCGACAATACCATATTTACGTCTCATAGGCGGTAGAGGTGGTGGTGACCAGTACCCAAACCTCTTGAGGGTACTCACCATTAAATATCTATCGGAAGATATTTTTAAGACCATTTAAGTCGTTCTAAAAATCTTCTGAATAAGTACGGAGTAAGCTCACTTAAGGAGCCAAATGGCACATACACATAGTCTGGAAAGTCATCTGTCATGCCCAAAAGTTGGGCAACTTTATATCTATTATGAGGACAGGTTCTTGCGTATTTGATATCCTCCGAATTGTGGGTTGCCAGAAGAGTGTGGATATTTTGTGAAGCACCAAGTGTCATTTCAAGACCTCTTCTAAAAGATTTATCAACTTCCTGTTTATTTGGTAGGATTCCTACTTGCTTCCCAAGATAGGCACCTCTCACTAATTTCGCACCAAGTTGGATACCATTTCTCTCAAATTGAATGATATCCATTTCAAGTTCTTTGAGTGCGTCTCGGCGATACATTTGATATGTTTTGAATACATGTGGCTCGTATTGATTATATTGTATCATTAAGTCTGTACATATCTTTGGGTAAAGTACTTCTTCGGCGTCTATACAAACCTGAACGCGATTATTGATAGAATGTTGTATTATCTTTTTAATATGCGATTCCGCCATGTATGGTGACGACTTGGAACCAAATGATGTCATTTTTAACGCAACCATTGACCTGGGAACGGTTGGAATCATCTTCATATTTACATCACTCACATACTGAGCGTCATTTGGATGACAGTTCTCGCGAGCATAGTCTAAAATTACTCTGGAGCCAGAACGATAAACATTTCTTATTACATTTTTTAGTTCATGATTTAGAGCAGCATATCTTAGCATATCTTAAAGATATACCACATTTTATTGATAATGGACTTCATCTACGAAATCCCAAATGTCATTTCAAAAGAAATGTGTGAAGAATTGATTGAGCGATTTCTAAAAGATGATAGAAAGGAATCGGGTACCGTGGGTGGTGTTGGTATAATTAAACATGAAATAAGAAAGTCGACAAATCTGTGGATTGAGCTAGACAATGAAGTTTGGGGTGAGACAGCAAAAAAAATGATTGATATTTTTGCAGAGAGGTTGGATGATTATGGTCACTATTTGGTTAATAATAATTATATTACATATGGGACTGGAAGTATTCTTTTTGGAAAAGAACTTCGTTTTGAACAACCTTTTATAAACGAAACAAAAGAAGGTGAATATTATCACTGGCATGCAGATGATTTTACTAAACAACCCAATACGGAGAGGAGATCGTTTTCATGTCTGATATATTTAAATACCTTAAAAGAAGATCAGGGTGGTTGTACAGAATTCATGTGTGGTAAAAAAGTTAGACCTGAACAGGGTAAAATGATAATTTTTCCATCAACGTGGACTTATGTACATCGTGGCGCCGAAGTAAAGAATGGTGGTGTGAAATATACATGCGGAACTTGGGTTAGTTAAAGATGTGCCACGACTCCAAACAAATGGAAACAAGGGCTCTAATTACCCAAGTTCTTATGCCAAGAATTAGACAACTTGAAGAAGAGGTTGCCGCGTTACGAAGACAGACCTGGCCATATGTTCAGGCAGAAAAAGATGCGAAAGGGCTACGAAGCATAGAAGAATTACGAGATTTTTTCAAAAATCTTGATGACGAGACAACACTGGAACTCTTGAGACTCAAAGCGAGACTCTCAAGGAATCCAGGGCTTCAGGGAAGGGAAGTTGATGTGATCATGGGTTTGCGAAATAATTTTTGTTGATATATAGTAAAAATGTTACCTCTCTTATATCCTATATTGGCTATATTTGGTTTTAAGAAGGCGAATGACGGTGGGCCAATGGAACTCACACAACTCGCATCTCTTATATGTTGTACTTTGATGACATTTATGACAACTAGATCCATGATGAAGATACCAATAAAAAGTCCCCCATTTCTCATAATGATGCTTGTCTGTTGTGTGTGTAGTTGTGCGTCATCTGTAACACTCGCTAATGACACCAAAAAGCGTATCAAAACACTTATGCCAAAAGAAGAAGCTTAAAAAAAGTCATCCGTTCTGTACAAATTCACTGCGTATGAACCAGTTTTACCAGTTACTGAAACTGTTTCATTCCCATACAATTCTTCACACCCAATATCCTCCATACAATCACGCGCATTGTGACTAATTGGTACAGCGTAGAGGTTTTCACCACCAGTTGTGGTGTAGTAATGGTAGCGATCGCGTCTGCCTGTAACTTCTTTACCATACAATGGAAGGGTTTCCCCATTACCAGTGATAACACCCATTTGTTGCATGTACCCAGGTTTGTACTTCTTGATTGGCGCTCCTCTGAATTCTGGTTCGCGTCTAGGTTCGCGACGTTCCATGGATTGTCTAGGTGGAACTGGAACTTCCACTGGAACTTCAACAACTTTTGGGTTGAACCACATGTAACTCAATATAAGAGCAAGTACAATGACAGCTGACCACAAAAGTTGATTTTTGTTCTTGTTCTTTATCTTCATTATATTAGTTAAGGATTATTATTCAGATAAAGACATGAAGGTACTCGCCATAGATATTGGGTATCACAATATGGGACTGGTGCTAGCTGAATGTGGAAATGGTCCTAAAATTGATGTAGAGTACATAAAGAAAGTAAGTCTCGAAGACTACAAATATATCCAAAGTAATGATATTGTAGATTTAGTTCCTTTATTTGTTGAAGATCATCAATTCATTTTTGGAGCCGCGGATAGAATACTTATAGAGAGGCAACCACCAGGTGGTCTTACAAATATAGAAGTACTCTTAAATTACATGTTCAAAGATAAAGTTGTGCTAGTTTCACCTGTGAGCATGCATACACATTTTGGTATGAGGCATCTAAACTACGAGCAGCGTAAAGAGAGAACGATTTCTATTGCGAGTAAGCATATTTCTGGAGAAATACCTTACGAACGGAAGCATGATATTGCTGACGCACTTTGTATGATAATTTATTACAATTTTAAACTGTCAGTTCATTTTTTTGATCGTTTTAAATTTACTGGTGCTCGACTCTAATAATTTCAAGGGCATTCGCGACCGACTCCAAAGCTTCAAACATCGTAGCCGCACTACGGTTCTTACAACAATTTCTAATTTTTTGAATGTTGTACTCAAAAGAATTCTTTTCCTGTTCCTTCCTCTTTTCAACTGATTTTATCACTTCTTCAAGTCTTTCAATTTCTGAATCAATCTTTTCGGTAATAACATCAATTGCTTCATCCATCTTAACAATTTCATTTTCAAACCAATCTAGGTGTCTCTTAAGAAGATCTCTCTTGACAGCAGACTTTGTCCTTTCTATTTGTTTTTCGATTCTGTCCGTCTTTTCATCAATAATGCTAATGTTACTCAAATATTTTTCATGATGGTACTCCTTCGATTGCTCGAGGGCTTCAATTTGTTGCTTGAGATCAAGAATTGTTGCTTCCATGGATTATTTCTAACATATCATCGTCCCAAAACTTTATACCAAGCATTCGTTCGTGATAGTCTATGATCAATTTCAAAGTTTTTGATCTTAGACCACCAGTTAGTTTATCTTTAATATCCGTACCCTTGTACATGTTGTACTCTTTTTTGAGTCTTTCCAACTCTTCTTCGCGCCAGGACTTCATCTTTACTTGGGGGTTTTACCAGACATCAAGTCTCTTAGGTCATCAATAAACATATCGAAGCGCCCGAGACGATATTGGACCAGAGCCCATAAAGCAAAAAATACCGTTTTTGTTAGATTATTTACGTCATTATCTTCCATCTTGTAGATTGGGGAAACCACTCTGTGCATAAAAGTTTCTTCTTTCTGTTGACCTGTGACATACATTTCAGCCTGTGTCAAAGCACATGTGTCATCATTAACCGACCAATGATAGAACAAAAATGGTATAAGTATGGAATAAAATTCTAGGTTTCGTCTATCATTTGTAAATGGAACCACCAAAATCATGATGAGGAAAATAAGATGAATCCAGAATATTATGTTCATCTATTATAACATGAGCGAAGAAATTTTTGACGATCAAATCATCAAACAGAAGGAGCTCGAACATCGACGTGACAGTTGGAATGAGCAACACGAAAATATATTGAGACAGTGGGGCGAGGCGTCTGGATGCTACAGATATATGCACCACAGAGCATTCCTTATGTACAAGAAGTTGAGTATGCGTTTTACTTTGCCTGTGATTGTGCTATCAACTCTTACTGGTACTGCCAACTTTGCCCAAGAACAATTTCCAGAAAGTGTCAGAGGGATGGTTCCATCGGTGATTGGGGGTCTTAACCTTATTGCCGGTCTCATCGCTACCATCATGCAATTCTTGAAGATCAATGAGTTAATGGAGAACCACAAGGCGGCGGCTCTTTCGTATGGTCTCCTCTCTAGAAACATCCGTCTCACATTGGCTCTCGCTCGTGAAGAGCGTAATCAAGATGGTTTGGACTTTGTGAATAACTGTAAGACTGAATATGATCGTCTCATTGAGCAATCACCAACAGTTCCAGCGGTTATTTTGGTAGAGTTTGAAAAGGAATATCCACTCGACAACATTTTCACAAAGCCCGAGATTTTGGATGTCAGAGCAATTCCCAAGTTGAGATTGCCTGGTTTCACAAATATTCCTCCAAGAAAAGGTTCAAGTGTCGTGGGTGAAGTAACAAAGGGTGGTCCATTCGCGGCAATTGGTAATCTTGTAAAATCAAAAGATGAATACAACGAAAGAACCAAGATCCTTGAAGAAATGCAATCCGAGTTGGATGAAGAGGAAGAACTTAAATCAGTGGTTTCTGAAGAACCGATAGACGTCGAGCAAGGTACACAAGAACAATAAACATTCCGACATTAGTTAAAACAGTACAAGCAACATATGGTAAAATTTTCCTTTTTAAAGGTTTTACGATACGTTCATGTAGTGCGTCATTCTCAAGCACTAAATCTATGGCTTGATTAGTAAGATCATCAATGGATTCTTTCATTAAAGTAGTTGAACAAAAAAAAGATGATCCAGTTACCACAATTCACACACAACAAATAGAAGCGTTACAGAAATGTATTAGAGAAAGAAAGAATGTGTTTATTTGTGGTGCGTCTGGAGTTGGTAAGACATATGTTTTACAGAGTGTTCTTAATGAATCAAACAGTATTGAGATACAAAAAGAACACCTAAAAAGTAAATCACCGTTCCTGACATTTATAAAAGGTGCTGCGAAACATGCTTATATAGAAGATTATGACTCAGATTTTAAAAGTTTGATTGAAAGAGTTTCAGATGGAGAGCGTGTCACACGAGGATCAATGATTGTAACATCCTTAAATATGTGCTTCTTTCCAAACTTTGAAACCATTTTCATACCTAGGCACAAACCTGAAAAATTATTAAAACTTGTAGAAGATCGGTCATCTGATATTGAGAATGCGGCACTTAGATGTAACGGTAATATTCGAGACTTCTTTTCGTATATTGAAGGACATGACGAAAAAGATGTGTTTAAAACACCAAAAGAATACATACACGATATTCTATGTGAATCTGAACCATTGAATATACCATCCTCTATTCAAGAACATGGACATGTATGGGACATTTTCCAAGAAAATTACCTAGATTCTAAAGGTGTTGATATAACCAGAGCTGTACAGGGGTTTTCTATGGCGGATGTATATGATACACAAATGTATTCTTCGGGTGACTGGGAATTGATGCCATATTTCATCATTGAAGCCATTTCAGTACCTAAATCATCACTAGGAAAACCATTGATAAGAGATAAGATTAGACCAGGTAGTTGTTGGACAAAGTATGGAAACTATAAGATGAGAAGTCAAAAATATAGAGATATACAGAAAAGAAGTGGATATAATCTTTGTATCGAAGATCTTTGTGTATTGAAAAAATATGCCGAGAATGGAAACATAGAACCTATGTTAGATTATGGTTTAACCCCACAAGATTTTGATGTCATGAATCATTTAGCAGTTGGAAGTAAGTTAAAACAAAGAGACGTAACAAGAGTAAAGAAAGCATTGAAAAATGCCATCGCAGAAAGAAGTTGAAAAGATCTTTGAAACAATTTTGAGTGGAGCTTTGGAAAATAAAGGTCCAAAGGTTCTCGGGGAAGAAGAAGAACCTGAAGTTACCAAGACTATCGGGAATGAAATTCACTTCTATGGAGAAATTACTCCCGAGAATACTCTTGAATTTGTGGAAAGTTTCCGAAAGTTGGAGACGCACCTTCTCAAGCAAAAGGCTGATCTCATTGGTTACGAACCAGAAATTCGCATTCACATCATGAGTGAAGGTGGAGACATGTTCTCTGGCTTCACTCTCAAGAATGTTCTTGAAAAGTCTCGTGTCAAAGTTACAACAATTGCTCAAGGTGCTTGTTGCTCTGCGGCTACTTTCATGTTCCTAGGTGGTTCAGAACGTCGCATGGGTGAGAATGCTTACCTTCTGATTCACCAACTTTCTACTGATTTCTGGGGCAAGTATCAAGATCTCAAGAATGAGATGAAGAGCTGTGACAAGTTTATGGCTGCCCTCAAGAAGATGTACATGGACAAGACGGATATTCCCGAAAAGAAGTTTAAGAAACTCATGAAGAAGGATCTCTTTTTGCCGGCATCAAAGTGTCTAAAGTATAAGATCGCTCACGCGATTGACTAATATTAATATAGCGTTTGTAAAGACCAATCATACATAATATAATAAAAGCTATCGCAAATGTATTCGCGTTCATAGGTATACTCGTGCGCTCTGGTGGCCTAAGTCGTTCCATTCTACCATAATTTACAACTGGCAGTGAAGACATCTATTTAAAGTTGAGAAATTAAATAAAAGTATAATGGAACGCCTTATCCGAGAAGATAAAAATGGGAGGCGGAGATTTACCGACATTAGAGTAGAAGACCTTGGAAATGGAACTGCCGACATTGTGAAAACCACTGGAATGGTTGGAAGTGATAAAGTCATTGAATCAAGAACCAATGTTAAGACTGGATATGAGAAAGCTTTGGCTCGCGCTCAAACTATGTGGAACAACGAAAAGATTAAGATTGATCAAGTGTTACCCATGTTGGCTAATAAATGGGAAGATCGGGAAAAGTACATCTCCGAACCTTTTTATGTTCAACCTAAATTGGACGGTGTGCGTCTTCTCGTTTCTAAATCTGGGTGCTTCTCTAGAACAGGTAAACCTGTGACAGGTGTTGATTACTTAGCGGAAAAGTTAGAAGATGGCGAATGGTTGGATGGTGAATGTTACGCACCTAATATGACTTTTGAAGACTTGACGAGTGCTTTCAAAATGGATCCACAAAGTTTGGAGTTTCACGGTTTTGACTATTTTGATACAAGGCGACCAGATCTTCCATTTGCTGAGAGACAACGGATACTCAAAGATAAGACAAAAACTGTAGTTGATACTTTTCTCGTTCCAAAAAAGTCCCAAATTCAAAAGTATCACACACAATTTGTTGAGCAGGGTCACGAAGGAATTATGATTCGTGAATCAACAAGTATCTATGAAATTGGGAAGAGGAGCAACTATCTTCTCAAGTTCAAAGAGTTTCAAACCGAAGAATATGAAATTGTGGGTGCTAACTGTGGTCACGGGAGAGACGCAGATGCCGTTGTTTGGGTGTGTAAAACGGTCGGTGGTCATGAATTCACAGTAAAACCCGAAGGAACAATCAAAGAGAGGGAACGGTACTACCGAGAAAGAGATCAGTACATTGGTAAACAACTCACCGTTCGTTTCCAAAACCTGACAGCACTTGGTGTTCCAAGATTTCCAGTGGGTGTGGTGATTCGCGACTATGAATAATCTATGTAAAAATAAATGAACACCAGGATCGCAATTGACATGGACGAAGTACTCGTAAACCTACTTGAACCCATGGCAAAATGGCGAGGTGTTGCATTACCAACAAAACCAAAATACAAATATTTGTACAGAGAAATTTTCAATTGCACAGAAGAACAATCTCAAGAAATCCTTCACAAGTTCTATCGCTCCAAAGACTTCCTCTACCTCAAACCAATTAATGGTTCTCAACCAGCCATGCAAAACTATCGTCATATCTTTGACAAAATGTACATCGTAACTGGTCGCCAAGACGCTGTTCGTGAAACAACTGAACTATGGATTGATCGGTATTTTCCGGGTATTTTTGATGATGTAATTCTCACAAATAGTTTCACTGAACATGAAATTAAGAAAGTTGATATCTGTCGTGCTCTCAATATTGGTCTCATTATTGATGACAGTATCGACACCTGTAATGAATGTATTGAATCTGGTATGGACGCCATCAATTTCATTGGTGAAGATGTTTATCCGTGGTGTGAGCCAAATGAAATAAGCATGCGGGGTTGGAAACGAAACACAGATAAAGTTATAGAGGTATAACACTATAGATGTCTTCTTACGGAATTATCGGACTCGGTGCCATTGGCCAAAATCTGGCTCTCAACATTCAACGAAAAACGGATGTTCATGTCTATAACAGAACTTCCGAAAAGGTTGATGAACTCATGAAAAAGGGTCTCGGTATCCGAGGTCACACCAATATTTGTGGAATGCTTTCAAATATGGAAAAGCCTCGAACAATTATTACAACCCTCCCATCGGGTGAAACGAGTGATTATGTTATCAAGCATATGTTGAAAACACTTGATCCACTTGATACTATTGTTGATTGTTCCAATGAATACTATAGAACATCAAGAACTCGTGGAGCGTATCTCGCTGCTCGTAGTATTCGTTACATTGGTGCGGGTCTTTCAGGTGGTGCCAAAGGTGCGCTTCATGGCCCAGCTCTAATGCTTGGCTGTACGAGACGCGCGTATGAAAATAACAAGGACTTTTTCGAAGCTTTTTGTAAGAATGTTACATACATGGGTAATGATTTCGGTCATGGTCATTACACAAAGATGGTTCATAATGGAGTAGAATATGGCATGCTTCAAGGTATGGCCGATGTTTATTCTTATTGTAACCAAGACCAACAAGCTATGTTAGACGTCATCAATGACGCGTATGGTAGCGACATCGATGGATTTCTTACAAATTCAGCTATTGATGTCTTGAAAAAATATGAAATTCATAAAATCTCCGATATCGCACAAATGAATGAAACGGGTCGATGGTGTGCGAAAGTTGGCTTGGAATATGACATCCCAACACCGATGATAAATTCCGCATTAAATGCTCGCATGACCAGTTCATACACAAAATCCTTTGAAACAACCCAAAAGACGAATATCTTTTATGATAGACTCGTGGCATTAAATACCCTTCGTTTTGTTTTTGCGAGCTCTCTTACCGAAGGTTATGATCTCATGGGTACCAGAAATATCAAAAAGAATCGCATTGAAAAGGCGTGGTCAAATGGTACAATTATTGAATGCCCTATGGTTGGTGCCGACTTGTATGAAATCATGGAGGAAACCGCGGATGATGCGCGCACACTCGTTATGCACTGTGCTATGTCTCACATTCCATGTCCAGCAGTACAAGCTGCTCTCTCTCAATTTGATTTCAAGCGTCAAAGAAGAACTTCGATGAACTTTTTGATGGCTCAAAGAAATCATTTTGGACAACACAAAATTTATGAAGCATAATATTCAATGTAAAGAATTATACGATCCTCTTCAGAACTATTTTCAGCCCAATGTGGAAGTCTAGCGTCAAAAATTATATGCTTTCCGTTTTCTTCCACATTTTGACCTAATGTAAAGTGATGTAGATGACACCCCTCGGGACATTTTAGTCCAAGATGATAAGTAAATTTGTAATTTTCACCTACATTATCTGTGTGTCTTTTTAATACGGTATTTCCTTTCATGCGAGTAAAAGCGGCAACTTTTATACCTGGAATTGATTTTAATATATCTATTGTCTGTGGCGATAACTTTGCGTTTGATTCAACTACATGTCTGTCCCATATGAGAGGCCATTGTTCCCAACCACCTTGCCAACCTTTAACCCAGCCATGTTTTCCAGACATATACTTAGTTAAAATGTAAGCTATCCCCTTAGATTTTAACCAATCTCCAAATACTCTGGGTTCTTCTTGAACATAGTCATCTGGAACTTGATCAAGTTCCTTTCTGATAATTTCCCAATGATTTTTGAGTTCTTTAAGGTTCATTTAAATGATATGAGATATTAAATGTATCTTTTGTTGTGCAAACCGATTGTGATTGTACCACAAAATATATTGAGTGCTAGGGAGTGTCGGGTAGTACAGGTCAGGCCCACACAGTCTGAAAATAAAGTTGAAGTTGAACTACTTGATGCTCCACCAATTAATATCCAAGATACAATATATGATGAAGCACGTGTATGCGATTCTTCTGTCAATAATTATGGGTCATGCCTACTATCAGATGATGGAAGCGTCTCTCCCAACTAACTCAAATTGTAGTTACATGGCGGCTCCAATGACAGACTATTTAGCATTCTTATGGGGATTTATTCTAGTAGGATATGGATTTAAATATGATAACGCGGTTCTCACAGTTTTGGGTGCTTCAATTGTCGTTGAACATATATTCCAACTTAAAAGAAAGATGTGATTTAATCATATGGAAAAATCTGTACTTCCAAAAAATCATATATTTGTATTTGATGATGTAATTTCAGATGAATTATGTAATATTATTAAAAATATAATAAACCAATCCACTTATACCAAAAAAGAAGATTATTCTAATTCTAATGTCAAAGGCGAAGTTATGTTTTTATGTGATTTTCAAAACAAAAGTATTGCAAAAACTGTAGAAAATAAAGTTTATGATGTAGTTTCTAACTTAGTAAGTAAAATGAGAAATTGTAGTGGTGGTCGTATAATTATCTCATCCGGTTGTGATTACCAGATTAGAAAGATAACAGGAGCTACAAAATATCATCAAGATGGAATTTTAGTACATAATTCTCTCAGAAATGAAAAATTTATTAAAGTTTCTGACATCAGATCAATGAGTCTCATAATTGCCCTTAATGATGATTATGACGGTGGTGAATTATGTTTTCCGGATCAAGACTTTAAAATTAAGTTGAAAAAGGGACAAGCAATAGCTTTCCCACCATATTGGACACATCCACATTATACAACCGATTTAATGAACGGTACTGTAAGATACACAATAAATACGTGGTTATGTGAATAAGTTATTTTTACAACTTTGATAAGTTCTAAAAATAACGGGAAGATGGTTCGAACATCTGACCTTCGGGTTATGAGCCCGACACGCTAAACCACTGCGCCACCTCGTTTGCATCTGGTGCGGTTCGAACGCACGATCTCCTCCTTACTAAAGAGGCGCCTTAGCCACTTGGCCACAGATGCGGTTTTCTCCACCCCTGGGTTTCGATCCCAGTACCCCACGGTTAACAGCCGTGTGCTCTTCCAATTGAGCTAGGGCGGAATGGTCCAGCCTACTGGATTCGAACCAGTGACCCACTGATAACAGTGAATATAAATAGTTTAAACTACAGTCAGTTGCTCTTCCAACTGAGCTAAGGCTGGGTGAAAGCTTCCACCAGGGATCGAACCTGGGTTGTTGGATTCAAAGTCCAAAGTGATGACCACTACACTACAGAAGCTTCATCAATACTATTAGTCTCTTCTTTAAGCTCATTTACATATTTAAATTGATATAGTATTAATGAAAATAATCCCGCAGAAACATTCGTGATTGTCATAGGAATTATGTTATAATGTATGGAATAGATGAGAGCCAGTACACTCGCAATTAGATTTAGGTGTAAGAAGGCGTAATTTATGGCTTTTGCGTCCCTATGTTTATAGACATGTACTATCTCTGGAATAAACATAAGACATATCAGTATTGAACTGACAAGCCCAGAAATATCTATGAGGTTCATACTTACATTGTAATATTTTCTAATGTTTAAGTAGGTATGATCTGGATCATATTGATTCTATTTCTGATCGCCATCATTTTGCGGACTATCAGACGGTCACTCAGAGAAGGTTATGAATACAAATGTTTTCTCCTCACACTTCCCAAGGAACAAGCGAGGCGTCAGAGATTTATGAAACACTACAACCCACAAATACCAATTGAAATTATTTATGGTCCAGATACACGTGAACCAAAAAACGCAAAAAAGTTTGAAAATGAAATAGATTCAGAGTACTACGAAAAGGCGTTGGAAATGTATTACAACCCAGATATCAAAAGACCTGATATTACATATTTCAATCTTGGTGCGATTGGTTGTTTTATGGGACACATGGAATTTTATAAAAGATGCTTCGATCAAGGACTCCGCTACGCCTTAATTTTTGAAGACAATGTAATCATAAAATCCGACAGTTTTTATGACGAAGTACAAAAAATTATAGATGAAAGGGGTGATAGTTTTGAAATGTGCTTCTTCCATTGTTTATCAAGGTTGCCAGATAAACAAGATGGCAAACTTGAAAAGGTTAAATGGATTTCTAGTACAAAATGTTATTTGATAAATGTTCAAAATATGAAGAGATATTCAAAATACTTTTTACCAATGGATAATCACATTGATATGAAACACGAAGACCTCATCGCTAAAGGTGCGAGAGTTTATTATAAAGACATGAGAAGATACTTGAAAATTGACCGAACACACAGTAGTACAATTGGTCATAGTGAACATGGACGCCCACAGTTCTTTTCAAGAAATTATCCATCAGCTACACCAGATGATGTTAAATTTGGTTATTAAGACCATGGAATATCGTGAGGTCTGTGACGACATGCGGTCCGTAAAAATTCTGTAAATTTTGTAAAATCATCTGTAGATTTCATAGAATCTAACATTCTTCCTACATATTTGTTGTAGCCCGTGTGCTTCCCCGAATGAATAAGACGGTCTTCTCTCACACGGAGTACAAACTTACCAAGACGCGTTGGTAACATTATGAGGTTCTTACTCGCATGTATGTCATATTTAGCTCTCACGACTACGGGGTGCTTCTTGAATTGCTTAGGTATAATGTGATGATCCTCGACAAGACCATTACCATGAAGACCCCAACGCACCTTGAACATTTTTCGGACTAGAGATCCGTACCTCATACCTATTATATGTAATTATTTCTTATTACACCAATTTTCAACAAAACGGTGGTAATCTCCCATGTTGTGATCTGGAATACCCTGAGCAATTCTTAGTGGATTTTTACACATATTACACAAACCAATTCCAAGTTGGCGAAGTGGATTTGGATTCTTTTTAATGTTACCATTTTTATCAATAAAGTGCAATTCACCCGCATGTTTATATCTCATCCAGCGAGGTGGAATACGTGGTACAATGTCACGGTCATTCACAAATCTATACATTTTATGTTCCTTGTCAAACGCTTTTCTCCAACTATTCGTACCAATTCTTGGACATCCGTAGTTGTAACAAATTGCACCATCTAAACGACTAGCGGCTATACCACTCATTGCCCCACCCAATGAATGACCACAGGTATAAATTTGTTTATCACCCTTTTCTTCCAACCATTTAGTTATGTC